ATGGAAGGCAACAAACAAAGCGTGTTGGCACAGCGGCTGCGAGCCTTGCGCCAGGCGCGGGCGTGGACCTTGAAGCAGGCGGCCGCGGCCACCGGCGTGTCCGCGTCCACGTTGTCCAAGATCGAAAACAGCCTGCTGTCGCCCACCTATGACAACCTGATCAAGATCGCGGCAGGCCTGGAGCTGGACGTGGCCGAACTCTTCACCGCGTCCGACGCCCACATGGGCACCGGCCGCCGCAGCCTCAGCCGCCAAGGGGAAGGGCGCCAGTACGAAACCCCGTACTACGACCACCGCCTGCTCTGCACCGCGCTGTCGCACAAGCGCATGATGCCCTTCCACACCCGGGTCAAGGCCCGCTCCTTCGACGAATTCCACGACTGGAGCCGCCACCGCGGCGAGGAATTCGTCTACGTCCTGGAAGGCGAGGTCGAGCTTTACACCGAGTTCTACGAACCCGCCCGGCTGAAGACCGGGGAAAGCTTCTATATAGACAGCCGCATGGGCCACCGGGTGATCAGCCTGAGCCCCGAAGACGCCCTGGTCCTGTGGGTGTCGACCCATGCGGATATAGGCGAAGAGTAGGGTTCAAACCCCGGTATTGCGGGCCGGCCGCCCAAGCCGCCCGCAACAAGGTAAAATGCGGCGCCCGGATCCTTTCCGGGCCATCACCACACCGCGCGGCAGTAGCTCAGCTGGATAGAGCACGGGCCTTCTAAGCCTGAGGTCGGGGGTTCGAGCCCCTCCTGCCGCGCCAAAATCTCCCGAAAGATCAATCGCTTATTAGCGGGTTCGATTCGCTAACATGGCAAGCATTAGAACTAAATAGCCAGCGTTAGAATTTTACTCAGTCGCGGAGGCGCGTTTTACGCGTCGTCGGTCGTAGTGCCGGTGAGTGGTCGCAGGGTTTGCGTGTGCGGCAAAATCGTATGCATCTGCCTCGCGTTTTTGCAGCTTCGAAGTGATTGCGGTGGGTCGAATGTCCTGGAGATTGAAGTACATCGCGTGCGCAGTGAGGCTCTTCTCGCTAACCGCCGGATCGTAGGTCTGAATCCAAGCCAGCATGGCATCTTTCCAGGTTGAAGCCCATCCCCATCGTGTATAGGAACCGCTTCGTTTCGTTGGCGCGAACAGGTACGGGCTGTCTTGGTCCTGACGGTCGAGAGAACGGGCCACGACACACCGCAACCGCGTGGACCAAGTCCGCTCCTTTTCGGTGATGACTTCGCCCTTCCGGCGCTTCGTCGCAATGACGCGTACGGCATCCTTCTGAATTCCAGACTTCAAGAATGGCCGTGCTTCGGATGAGCGAAAGCCCGTGAGATAGGTGAACATGGCAGCGCATCCCATCGTGCGGAAGTTCTGCCGTTGCTTTAGGCCCCACAGGTAGAACCGAAGGATCAGCCTGCGCGGCACGGCCTTGGCTTCCGCCGTTCCCCTGTTCTTCATCATATTGATGAACGGGTTGGCTGCGAGCAGGCCCCAGCGCACCCCGTAGTGGCAGATGACGGAGAATTGGCTTATTTCCTTATTGGCTTTGATGGGGGCGCCGCCTGCGGCACGGTCCTCCAGGTATTGATAGCCGTGTTGGGTGGTCAACTGTGCCGGCCCCATCTTCCCGAAGAACTTGACGAGGTTTTCGTACATCGCTTTTCGGATCTTGCGGCCGTCCTTTGATTGGTCTGCGTAGTATTCCGGATCTACCTGAAGTTCGAATCGCTCGATCATGTCGGCGACCGAGCCCGCAACCACTGCGCCTTCCTGAATCTCAATGGCGGTTCGGCTCGCCTTTCGTTCAGCAGCAAAGCGTGCTTCTCGGTCCCCGACATCACATGACGCCAACGTTTGGGACCGGCCATCCATGTGTTTGTAGATCCAGCTAATGCGCTGCTTACCGACGCGCTTGTACAGCCGGGGTACTGCGGTTTTTTCCCATGCGGGCGAACGCTTCTCGGTTTGGCGCGCCGGTGAGGCTGGCTTTTTGCGGGCCATCTGATACTCCAAGTTTCTTATCTCGATAGGACCGCAGAACCCGCGGGACACCATTCTTGTCGATGGCATAGCGCCATCCATGTCGGTCGAGCCAGCGCGCCATCATTGCTCGTTGATTCGGCCTGCACCCGACCAGTTCGGCCAGGTCAGACGCCGATAGATACTCGTTCATCTGAATCTCCAAAGCGAAGCCCGCACTAGGCGGGCCTGTCGAAAATATGGTCGGGCACCATCGTTCACCCCCTTTTACCGCGCTGGGCGGCAATGGCGGCGTCGATGGCGGCATCCCATTCCGCGCCGGTCGGCGGTCGCGTGTCTCCTACGTCGCAGGGAAGGGCAGCGGCGACGGCCTGCCGGAGCTCGGTGTCCTCGGCCATCATCGCGTCGCGCCAGCCGCGATACCGCCGCGCATCCTGCGCATCGCCAGCAGCAGGAGCGGCGGTATAGCCCGCCGCCGCGAGGGCGGCGCGCATGCGGATACGGAAATGCTCCTGCTGATCCCGGCTGTCCGGCAGGGTGCTGAACCAGCCATTGATGGCGGCGTCCACGACTTCAACGGGGATGGATATCTCGGGGGCGCTCATGCTGTGACTTCCTCCTTGCTGCGGTCGTAGGTTTCAATGCCCCAGGCAAGGGCGAAGCAGCACCAGCGGAACCGGCGCGTGTAGTCGTTGAAGTTGTGTTCCCAAAGATCGTCAAAGAACCAGGTACGGCCAGGGCCGGGGGTATAGCGGGACGGGGTCCAATTGAAGTCGTTTGCGGCGGTGCAGGCGTAGTGCTCGCCGTCATTGATACGGTTCAGCACGTGGCAGTCAACTGCCTCCCAGAGTTCGCGCCGTTCGTCCTTGGTCAACAGCCTGCGTGCATCGCCGCGGATCCAGTTCAGCCGATACTCTTCTATGACCTTGCGGAACTTTGCCGGGTCGAACTCTTCGGCAGCCCCGCCGCGCCGACTGCCGTTGACGGCCTCAAGCTTCTCGGACCAGTACGACAGATTGACTGCCAGTCGGCGCCCGCACCGCTGTGTGTATTCGCGATCTGTGCGGAAGAACTCGAACATGTCGACCAAGCGCGTAAACACATAGGTGCCCATGTCGCCCGTGTAGCAGAGGTATCCCGGCCAGGTGATCAGATCGAAGTGCATGCACATCGTGCCGGGCTCGCGGAACCGGATGTGGCGGTACACGCCTTCATCCCGCATGACCTCCATGACGTGATCGGCCACGTCGCGCAGGAATTCGTTTTCGGTAAGGGCGCTCATGCAGTGGCTTCCTCTTGTTGAAGGTCTATAGGTGCCTGTGTATCGGGGGCGGCTTGCTGTGCCTCCTTGGCGGCTTTCTCGGCGCGTTTGGCGCGGACGGTTTCGACGGCTCCGTGGGCTTCGAACAGGTCCAGCAGATCTTGCGTCTTGACCGTGATGGTGTCTGCGGCTACGCGGCCCTCCTGGATGTCGATGAGGATTGCGCGCTGGTTCGCGTCCAGCCCCTTGATGAAGGAGTCCACACCGCTGATGAGCGGGGAGACGACTTTGCGGGGGAGGGCGCGGCCGTGGATGGTGCTGGCGGTCACCTTGGACTTGCCGGCGGCCTTGGCCTGGTCCACCTCGCGGGTGAGGAAGTCGCCGGCCTTGGCGCCCAGCCTGCGCACGGCGTCGATAGCGACCTCGGCGGACACCTTGCAGCTGCGGACCAGTTCTTGCACCTCGCGTTCGGCGTCGGCCAGGACAAGGTAGTTTTCGACATGGGTACGGCTGCAATGGACGAGGGCGGCAATCTCCGCGCTGTCCAGGCCGGCGCCGCGGAAGCGCTTGAAGCCGCGCGCTGCTTCCAGGGGGCGCAGGGGAGAATTCTTGTTGCTGGTGTATACGCGCGCCAGGCGATCAATCTTGTTGCCCTGGAAGGCCACGATGGAAACCCAATCGATGGGAAATCCTTGGGCGATGGCGCGCCCCATGGCATCGAAGCGCCGATGCCCGTCGACAAGCTCAACGCCGGACCCGTCAGCTATCGCGATGACCTCCAGCGGCGGCAGCGTACCGCCGGCCAAGATGTGGGCAAGTAGTTCCTGAATGTCGGTTTCGTAGAAGTCGTCCAAGTCGCGCGGGTTGAAGTCGGGGGCCACGTGAATCCGGTGGTACTGGATCTTCATCGCGTCGGCGCGCTTGATCGTCTTGTCCAGAATCATCGTCTTGAACGATGCGGGGGGAGTATTCATTTTTTACCCGGGGATGATGCGGCATTACTATGTCCAAAGGCTTCTCTGGGAGACAGTCATGCCGAACCTTAGAATTGACTGGAAATTGGCACCGCCAAGCGCGTCTTGGTGGGCAATGGATGCAGATGGGAAGGCGCACTGGCATTTCAAACCGACGCTTGAGCTAGGATTGCAGTATTGGTTCTCATTACCTATCCGTGCGCCGTCCTTTGGATATGACGGTGATTTTCGAGAGTCATTGCGAGTGCGTCCCGTAAAGAGATCTTGAATTGCTGCTGTCAGATCCGCTTTTCGCCACCTAGGACATAGACCAGCTCGGCCATCATCTTGGCCAGTTCGCCCGTCATCAACATCATGTCGCAATCGAATTTCTCGTCGTCGTTGGCGGCCACGCCTTCATTGCCTTCCTTCAGCACGTCGAGGGGAGACACGCGCTTGATGTCCAGTCCTTCGGTGAGGACGAAGGAAATGCGGTCAGCCCAGGTCATGGCGAGACGGGCGCATTGCTTGCCGGACTGGATGTGGCGGCGCAAGTCGTCGGCGTCGATGGAATGCTTGATGTAGCGGATAGCTGCGCCGCTTTCGCCGGATGAGCGTAGCTCGGTGTCCTGGTCGATGCTGAAGTTGGCCGGGGCCTCGTCCTCGGCGAGCCAGCCGGTCATGGCGGAGGCGGGCGACTGGGCGACATAGAGGTTTTCCAGCGGGAACGGGTCGATGCACTTCGCCAGGATGCCGATCACCTCATCGGCCTTGCTGGAGGTTGCCGCGTCGATCACCAGCCAGCGGTTGAGCGGATCAATCCACACACGGGTATCGCGGTAGACGCTGAAGGCGCGGGGCAGGAGTTCATCCATCACGCGCTCCTTGATTTCCTTCATCTGCGTTCGGCCCGGCTTGTAGCCTTGCTGCTCTTCGATTTCCTGGGAGCGGAACTTCGCCACCTGGTTGATGACCGTGCCAGGGAGCAGCTTCTTTTCGGCGCGCAGGGTCAGCAGGATCTGACCGCCGACAACGTGGGCGAGTCCGCCATTCTCGCGGGGTGGAATCCAGCCAATGGACTGCATTTCCACGTTGTTGCCCGGATGGAATGCCTGGCGGGCCAGCGCGTCTTCCAGGTCATCACCGAACAGCGACCAGGCGGCGGACAGGCGGTAGATCTTCAGGTTCTTGAACCACATTGGGGTAACTCCAAGCGTTGCGAAAGAGGGCGGCTTACGCGCGAGCCTCGGTTTGACCGGCGGTGTTTGCGGGGGCGGGCCTGTATCGGGCTGCTATGGCCTTTGGGGCGGGCGTGAGCGTCCAGGCCGGTGGCTCAGCTTGTTGACTGGCTCCCGCTTCAAACGGCATGACCACGCCGATGAAGTCGTCATCTGCCCGTGAGGAGGTAACGAGCGCGCCGCCGCGGCCGTTCTGGCTGACCTCTATGAGGCCGAGCCTTCCCCGGCTGCCGCCGAAGTAATCGAGTGCAGCGGCTTGGAAGTCGGCGAGGTATTGGGGGTTGAAGTTTGCGGGTTCCCCTGTAGTCCGCTTTGGCACGACTTTTCGCCAATCCGGAAACAGACCTTCCACGGTGCCGAATGAGAGTTCAACTCCCCATTTGAATAGGGGGATTTGCCACTTCCCCGCCTCTGTTCTCGTCATCGAAATCTGACGAATCGAGCGCATGGAGCCGTCCACAATTCGTTTGGCGACATCACCGGCAATGATCAGGCTCTCCGCGTCCTCGACCTCGTTGTCAGTCTGAGTGCGAATGAGGATCAAGCGATGCCCATCGGTGGCGACCACAAGGGTTTGATCCTTGGTCGCTTCCACGTAGACACCGTTGAGGTAGTAGCGGATATCGTTCTTCGCCATGATCCGGCAAGCGGCTTTCAGGGCGGTATGGTCAATCTGGATTGTTGCTTTGGTCATGCTGGCACCTTGATCGATGTAGGAGCGGGGCTGAATTTCTTCAGAGCGCGGACTTGGCTAACTTCTTCGTCGCTGATATGGCGTCGGGGTAATGGGATCTGCGGGCGCCAGCCGCTGCGGTCCCTTACGATGAACTCGATACCGTTCATAGGACGAAGCGGAGCAGCCAGCCCAGGATCTGAGGGCCGAAGAGGAAAAACGCCGTCAGGGCCAGGCTGGCGGGCCAGGCCCACCACGGGATATCCGCATCCTTGCTCCAGTTGCCGCGGCCGGCGTGGTCGCGCGGTGCGATCAAGTTGCCCAGCTTGCGGCAGGCCTTCGCGATGGCTTGCAAGGGGCGGATGCGCACCGGGGGCGCGCTTGCGCTGATGGTGTTCATGTGGGGCTCCAGGGATCGGCCGCGACATAGCGGCGGGTGAAGTAGTTGCCGATGGGGACCAGGGCCACCGCCAGCAGGGCGAGCAGCGCCAGGCCCCACCAGATGGCGGGGATAGTTGATGGCATGGGGATCTGCGCGGATTGCGCGGTGGTGGGCTTCGGAGAGCAGGCCGGAGGCCCGATCATCGTTTCACGTTGGAAAGTCACTTTCGCGCCGGTGACGTTGCGGCGCCGGCCCGCTCTCTGAAGCCACGAGAAATGGGATTCAGGGAATGTGTTAATTCGTAACGGCTATATCTTTGTTGCAGCTAATCATTGATAGTGGCCGCGGGAACATTTTCCCTGCAAATCTAGGACTTACATTGAAGATTGAAACTGGTATCGTGAAGTGGTTCAACAACGACAAGGGCTTCGGCTTTATCATGCCGGAGCTGGGTGGCAAAGACCTCTTCGCCCATTTCTCTGAAATTCAGGGTGATGGCCACAAATCTCTGGAAGAGAACCAGCGCGTCTCCTTCGTGGCCGGTCAAGGGCAAAAAGGCCCCACGGCGACGATGATCAAAGCGATTTAATTCGGCAGCTTGCCCTAAGGCAAGCTGCTTGCGGTACGGGGCCGGATCCATTGAAACAGTGGATTCGGCCCTTTGGTTTGTGGCCGACAGATCGGTTGTTGGGTGATGCTACTGCCGATGTAGAAAAGACACGGATGGCGCCGTCTCCCCGCGTATATGGGGGCTTTTCCTGCCGTCGGGCAACTTTTTATCGTCCCGCTCTTTGCGCCAGCATACTCAGGGTGAAGTGCAGGCGCTTAGCCTAGGCCGAGGCCCAGTTGCCCGCTTTCGATCGTGGTTCAGCGAAGCTTGATCCACCGTTCTGCGTCCAAGTAAGACCTTGTCTTCTACCGCCAAGTTTGTATTCATGTCCGAGTCACGTAAGGTAGCCTACTCATCTTGACATGGAGAAGAAATGCCCAACAGGTACGGAAAACTTGCTTCCTGGATCTATCACCTAGATAAGCCCATTGGCCACTCATTCGGCGATCTGGAATTTTATCGGCAGCGCCTAACTGGATGTGATGGCCCGATCTTGGAACCGGCGGTCGGCAATGGCCGGATTTTCATACCGATGCTTGAGATGGGGCTAGCGATGGAAGGTTTCGACGCGTCGCAAGACATGCTCGACTACTGTAGGCAGGAATGCCTAAGTAGAGGCCTTGCTCCCGCACTTACCTGTCAAACATTCGAACAATTTAGCTACGATCGACGCTTCGCTTGCATTGTCATGCCGGCGGGGTCGCTGCAGTTGATTACGGAGACCGCGTCGGCAATGGTAGTGCTCAAGCGGTTTTGGGATCATCTACTGCCCGGTGGCAGGCTAATCGTGGATATTGATCCCATCGAGAGCCTCATTGGAGAGGCGAGCTCCGTGCGCAGTTGGGCGGTGGACGGTAGCGATTTGCTGACACTGACCAGTCATCGGGCCGAGATTGATTACATCAAACAAACAACCCTTGATCATCTGCGCTACGAACACTGGCGGGATGGAGCGTTGCTGTCGACAGAACTTGACCTATTCCATTTGCGCTGGTGGGGTGTCGAGGAGTTGGCTCTCGCATTGCGGGAAACTGGATTTGTAGATGTGGTGGTGTCGGGTGACTACCAGCATGGGCGCCATCCCCGCAACGGCGCTCGGATCATCAGCTTTGAGGCGAGTCGCCCGAGTAGTCGTATTTGACCTAACAGACCAATGCAATCGTAGTCCGCTTCTGGTTGGCAGTTGATCCTCTACATCTGCTCATTTGCATGTGGATCTGCGCGGTGTGTGCGGTGGTGGGATTCGGAGAGCAGGCCGGAAGCCCGATCATCGCCGGCCTGCTTTCCGAGGCCGCCCCGATGATCGGGGAGGTTGGGGAGGTCTTTCAGGTCGCCGTTGCTGTCCAGCACGTTGAGAATGGGCGCGAGGATGTCGAGCAGGGCTTCAAGAAACTCTTGATTAGGCAACAGCGCCTGCCGATACCGTGGATGCCATAGACAGGCATGAGACTTGCTGCTATCGAGCGACGGCGTAACAGGCCAAGAAGAGCGCCAGTTCGCCCTTCTGCGGTGCCAACAAACAAGAAATCCCGCCACGCGTGCGAGCGGGCGACTGCACGTGGAATCTTCGCCCGCTGCAAACCGGATTACGACACATGACAGACGCCAAACCTTGCGCAAAGCAGAAGGTTGTACTCGTCGTGGATGACGACTCTACCGCCCGGTGGATCCTCGCGGAGATCTTGGCGGGAGAAGGTTATGTCGTCGTCGAGGCAAGTAATGCTGATGATGCGCTGGTCTGCCTTCGCGCGCGCGCCGACATTCGCGCGGTCGTCACGGATATCGAGATGCCTGGCTCTATGGATGGTCTGGAGATGGCGGAGCTAATACGCGGCCAATCCCCAACAATTGCTGTGCTTTTGACGTCTGGGCGTCGTTACCCGGCCACCGATGCGCTTCCACCGGGGACGAAGTTCATCCAGAAGCCTTGGGCCGCGGATGATCTGATTCGTTTGCTGGAAACAGTGCTGTGTTGCAGCTACTGAGGGGGGCAGACCTTCGGAAAGTAGAGGGTGAACGTCGTTCCTCCTTCGGAAGAGCTGACCACATTGACATGTCCTCCCGTTTGCGAAACGTATCCGAAAACTTGGCTCAGCCCTAACCCCGTTCCTTTCCCTTCCGGTTTGGTGGTAAAGAAAGGTTCGAAGATGTGATGCAGAACCTCCTGGGGAATACCTTCGCCGTCGTCTGCAACGCTCACAACTACAAATTGGCCTGTGACCATGGGGCCATCCCCATCCGGGCGCGAGTCGGCACAATTGACGGTAATTTTTACATTGCCGCCGAAAGGCATTGCGTCTCCAGCGTTGACCACCAAATTTAGCAGTGCGTTTTCTAGCTGGCTGACGTCGGCGCATATTAGGCATGGTTCGCTAGGTAGATGGTATTGCACCCGAACCGCAGACCCCAGTGTGGCTTGGAAAATCGGTTTCATTCCTTCGACACATAAGCCCACGTCCACGTTGGACGGCTCAAGAGGCTGACGGCGCGCATATGCGAGCATCTGTTGCGTTAGATGAGTTGCGCGCTGCACCGTATCCGCAATTGCATTGAGGTACTTGAGGCGCTTTTCGGGAGCGAGTTCGGTATTGCGCAGCAATTCCGTAGCGCCACCGATGACTGAAATGAAATTGTTGAAATCGTGAGCCAACCCACCAGTCACGCGCCCAAGCGCTTCCAGGCGTTGAGCTCGATGCAGGGCCAGCTGCGTAGCCTGTAGCTCCTGCTGGCTTCGTTGCCTTTCTGTGATATCCCGTGTGACCTTGGCGAAACCGATGAGGTGGCCCGAGCTATCCCGTATGGGGTCTATTACTACGCTGGCCCAGAATCGCGAGCCATCCTTGCGTACTCGCCAACCTTCGGCCTCGAATCTACCTTCGTTCGATGCGATCGCCAAAGCCTGCTCTGGTACGCCTGCAGCCCGTTCTTCATCTGTGTAGAAGCGGGAGAAGTGTTGTCCAATGATTTCTGCTGCTTCATAGCCTTTGAAGCGCTGGGCGCCAGCATTCCAGCTTGCGACGAAGCCATTGGCGTCGAGCAGAAAAATTGCATAGTCGAGAACGGCCTCTACCAGAAGCTTGTAGCGGTACGGTTCATCCAGTAGGCCCAAGCTGCTAAGGTGAACAGCATTCCCTTGTTCCGGGGGCTCAACGGTGCTCATCATTGCTCCGATTCGCGATGCTGGGGTGATCAATTATTAAACGGCGAATGCTGTCTTGCAACGGTGTTTCGCTGACACCGTTCCTTCTCAAGAATAGGGACCAAAGCAGCGCGAAACTTATCTGTCTGCGTCCTGTCGCGGCGCAGGTGAATGGTGGGGATGATCGTTGCCAGCCCGGCTGGGCGTGTCCACGCTTAAGAAGCCCAGGCACACAGGTTCCGGGGGGCTTACGCCTAGTTGTCCTGTTTCGCCCTTCCTTCTTTACTGGAGCGAGGCCGGGGTAGGCCCGCTCTCCGAATTCCCCCGACCGCCTGAGGCGCAGGGGGAGGCTATTTAGCTGGCCAGGCGGTCTTTGAACTTTCCCATCGAGCACTGCATCGTCTTGCCGCCGCTCCGGTACTCGACGGTATGGCCGAGGCCGCGACGCTTGATCGCTGTGACGTTGGCGCCGAGGGGCTTCCCGCGCGGAGTCGAGGGTTTCAGGGTGTAGGTTTGGCCAACGGTAATTCCGGACATAGATTCCTCTGGGATGATCGGCGCCGACCGGGCGCCACGGGTTGAAAAGCTGGCTGCTGCGCGCGTTACCAGTGATTCGCCTTGGCGATCACGTGCAGGACGTTGAACAGGGCCGCGCCGAACTGGCGCAGCGAGTGCGTGAGCATTGCGAACATGATGGATGTCCTCGGGGGGGAGGTGGAGGGAAAAGGCCACTCAGGCCGGCGCACCTCGTCGCCAGGGGCGCGCCTTTCGTACAAAGTTGGCCCCCCCGGTCGGCGAACTGCCGAGGGGGATGCGCCGGCCTGAATGGCGGGAAGGGGGATGGGCCGGCCGTCGCCGCGCTCCTAAGAGCGAGCGCCCGAAGGCGCTTCACCATCATCGGGTCGGGCTGGATTCGAACCAGCGAGGCATGCCTGCCTTCGGATGCGTCTGGGGCGCGACCCCTTGGCATTGCCGAACCTCCCGGACGCCGGGCGCTCTGTCCACTGAGCTACCGACCCGATGATGGTCCCCGTCTTTTCGGGGTGTCTAGCGTCGCGTACCACCACGACACTTCGCGCAAGCTTCTGCGCGCTGCGGGGGCTGGTGACACAGCGACCCGCTACCGATTGCTGCGATGGGCTATCGGCGTTGCCCTACCGTTGCCACCCATTTACCCGTGGGCGGTCAGCCGCAGCTTGCTGAGAGGCCGGGTCGCTCCAATCCAGGCACAGCGCCTGCCGATAACACGCATGCGGGGCATGAGCCGGGGTATTGAATTGGGTCTGTATCAAAGGGCCGCCTGCGTGCTGCGCTTGCGTGGGTCGCCTCGAAGCCATATGCATGAATTCAGCTAATGCAACCGTTCACGAATAGCGGCTGACCGCTTTCGACCCGTTGCAGTCCTTCGCTTTGCCGAACAACCTCCCGTAAAGCGGTCCTTCACGCGCAGTACTGCGCGACTATCCGTCCGTATGAGCAATCGTGATAATCTGGCTCGCGATTTTCTCTCGGTGCATTCGCAGTTGGCACGTTCAAGTGACTTATCAATATTCGTTGTTAAGGAACCCGTATGGCGCTCAAGGCAATTTGCTCGACATTGGCGGTGGCTTCCCTCATCGCGGGTTGCGGTACGCCGCCTTCTCAGAAATCCTCCCGGTACGACCAGCTTTCGCAAATTCCCCTGCAAGAGGGGTATCTTTCCAAAGCGGATTCCGCAACGCTCAAAGACGAATTGCTCTTTCAACGAGCCGTCCAGAGCTACTTGTGGGCGCAACCGGCGCTGAACATCTTCGCCATGAAGGAAGGATCCGAACGGCTGTTCGGCAAGGGCTACAACGTCCTTCCGGTGTGGAAAGAACGGCTCAATGCCAACACGCTGGTCACGACGCCGAACTCGGACGTCATCTACGCGATGGGCTACCTGGACCTGAAGCAGGATGGGCCCATGGTCCTGGACGTGCCGCCCGGCCTTCAGGGCATTCTTGACGACTTCTTCCAGCGCCCCATTTGCAATCCGGCGCCCGTCGCGGAAAAAACCTGGTACCCGGAGCCGTACGCCAAGGATGTCTGGTGCGGCGACGTGGGCCTGCCCGGCCCCGACAAAGGCAAGGGTGCAAAGTACCTGGTCATTCCGCCCGATTACCAAGGCGAGATCCCGAAGGGCTACATCGTCTACAAGTCGCGCACCTACAACGTCTTCGTTTTCTGGCGCGCATTCTTCAAGGACCCCGCCAATCTCGGCGACCCGGTGGACCTGGTCACCCGCACCCGAATCTATCCGCTGGGTAAAGAGGCATCGGCCAAGCCCATGCAGTTTCCGGATGGGTCCAAGGCGACGCCCAACATGCTGTACCCCACCGACGGCTCGGCTTTCGACATGTTGTCGCGGTTCATCGACAGCGAATACGTGGACCCCGTCGACGCCGACATGCGCGGCATGCTCGCCAGCATCGGCATCATCAAGGGCCAGCCGTTCAATCCCGACGCTCACATGCGGGAAATCCTGGACAAGGCGGGCAAGACGGCCTACCGGATTGGCCGCGCGATCGCCTACGACCCTCCGCCCATCGTCCCCAACACGCGCTGGTATTCCGACCGGCAATGGGTGAATCCCTTCCCGGTCAATACCGAATTCACCGGGCCTTCGTTCAAGTATCTGGATCTGCGGACCGGCTTTTTCGCGCTGGCGTATTCCGCCAGCCCGGCGATGGCCGTGAACATGGCGGGCATGGGCGCCAAGTATCCCGTCGCGTTCCGGGATGCCGACGGCGATCCGCTGTCCGGCGGCAAGTCCTACCGGCTTCACTTGCCCAAGGACATTCCGGCGGGCATCTTCTGGTCCGTCACCGTGTACCGGCCGGAAACCGCAGCGGGCCTGGCCAATGGGCAGCTGTTCCCTTCCATCAATACGATGGACCGGCCCGACGTCAATCCTGACGGTTCGACCGATATCTATTTCGGCCCCACCGAACCGACGAGACACGGCAAGAACTGGTTGAAAACCGTTCCCGGCTCGGGGTTCTTCGTGATCCTGCGGCTATATGGGCCGAAGCAGCCGTTCTTCGACCAAAGCTGGAAACCCGGCGATGTGGAGAAGCTGAAGTAGCAAACGGAAGGCGCGCAGGCCTGGCCTGCGCGCGCCCTGGCCCGATCTCTGCGGATCCCGCCTGCGCCACGCGACGGTTTGGCGGCCGCACATGCACTTAATCTGGGATGAAACGATGAAACGCACCTTCTTGGCCGCCCTGAGCCTGAGCTTTGCCGCGGGTCTGCCCGCCCACGCCGCGGATACCGCCGCGCCGCCCTCCTACCCGTTCAACAAGGGTTTCCCGACCGAAAAGGCCAGCCAGCGCGCGCGCGACGACGCCGCATTGCAGCGCGCGATCGTGGCGTACCGCTTCTGGTATCCCACCGTGTCCGTAGAAGGCATTTTCAACGGCAACCGAGCCGTCGGCATTGAAGACGGCAAGCAATGGGGCATTGCCGCAACGGGCCCACGCCAGGTGGGGTTCACGCTCAATTCCGATACGCCGTACGGTTCAGGCGTGCTGGATTTGAAAGACGGCCCCATGGTGATCGAATTGCCCCCGGGACCGTTCATCGGCCTGGTGGACGACCACAACCAGGGCTGGGTGCTGGACATGGGCCTGCCCGGTCCGGACGCGGGCAAAGGCGGCAAGCATCTGGTGCTGCCGCCTGGATACACCGGCAAGATCCCCGAGGGTTATTACGTCGGGCACTCGAAGTCCTTCAAGAACCTGGTCGCCGTCCGAGCCTTGCCGGCGGAAGGCGATTTGAAAAAGGCGCTGGACGGCCTGCGCAACATCAAGATCTATCCGCTGGCCAGCGCCGATAACCCACAACCCCTGACTGCCGTCGACACGTCCAAAAAGGCGATGGATAGCACGTCGTTGCGCTGGGAAGACAACTTCCAATTCTGGGAGCAGCTTAACGGCATCATCCAGGCCGAAGCGCGCGTTCCCGAGTTTCTGCCCATGTACGGACTGCTGGCGGAACTTGGCATCGAAAAGGGCAAGCCTTTCCAACCCGATGCGCGCACCAAAGGCATCCTGACGCGTGCCGCGCGCGAGGGCCGGGACCAGATGCTGGTGGGCGCCTTCGCCAGCACCCGCCCTGATCGCAAGAACTGGCCGGATCGGCAATGGGAGTGGGCGGGCCTGGTGCCGACCAACGCGCAATTTGAAACGCCGGCAGGCATCGACCTGGAAGCGCGCGACCGCTGGTTCGCCCAAGCCATCGTGGCGTCGCCCGCCATGTTCCGGCGCGATGCCGGCGCGGGCTCGCTGTACTGGTTGGGCGCGCGCGACAGCAAGGGCGCCTATCTGGATGGCAGCAAGCAATACAAGCTGACGATTCCTCAACCCGTGCCGGGCAAGCTGTTCTGGTCGGTCACGGTGTATGACGCAGCGACGCGTTCGCAAGTTCAGACGGACCAGGACATGGCGGCCCTGCGCTCGCTGTTCGAACTGAAGGACGTGGACAAGACCAAGCCCGTGGAGCTGTACTTCGGGCCCAAGGCGCCCAAAGGCGGCGAGAACCGCTGGATTAAGACGCCGTCGGGCAAGGGGTGGTTTGCCTACATCCGCATTTACGGACCTGAAACCGCAGCCTTCGACAAGAGCTGGAAGCCGGGGGATATCGAACAGGTGAAGTGACACCAGTCGAAGGAAGCTTCGGCGCCCTGGCTCCATCCGAGAGCGGGGCGCTGGAACGAGCCCACTCCAACAACGATAGCCGCAGCGAGCGGGCAGGCGTGGCTCCAATTTCTAGGGATTCACCAATGTGGAAGAAACTAGCCGTGGCGAGCATTGCGTGCAGTGCGAGCCACATCGCCTTTGCGCAGTCGGCCGATGATGCGAACAAGAGCAACAATCCGCTCAATCTGGCCCCGTCGCTCAATTTCCAGAACTACTACACCCCGAAGCTGTTCGGCACCAACGCGCACACCAACGATTTTCTCGTGCGCCCCACGATTCCCATTGCACCAGGTGACTTGGTCGGCGTGCCACAGATCCTGCGCATGACCGCGCCTCTCAGTACTCGTCCAGAGGCCGACGGTAGCTACAAGACTGGTTTGGGTGACATCAATCTATTCGACATCTTTTTGCTCAAGCAGGGCGAAGTGGACATCGGCGTCGGGCCTCTAGTGACTCTGCCTACCGCAACCAGCTCTGAACTGGGTGCGGGTAAGTGGTCGGGGGGGCTGGCGGCGGTGGCGGTACATTCCAGCAAGGAGGGCCTTCTCGGCGGGCTGGTGCAGTGGCAACACTCGTTCGCGGGTCAAAGTCAACGCGACACGGTTCATACCGCGACCTTGCAGCCCTTTGTCATTCGCAACCTGCCACAGGGGTGGTACGTGCGGTCGACAGGAACATGGACTTTTGACCTACAGAAGAACAATTACTACATCCCGGTGGGCCTCGGCGCGGGCAAGGCTTGGCGCGTGGGAAAGAATATCTTCAATGCATTTGTGGAGCCGCAATGGACGGTGGCCCACGAGGGCGAGGGTTTGCCGCAGTTCACGGCCTTTGCCGGAATTAACATTACTTTCGGCAAGTAGCGCTAGAGATCCGCTGGTCTAAGTGACGATGACGGAAACGACCGCTCCTGGCCGACAGCGGACCACCAACATCCACCGTTGCGCCTTGCTCTCTAATGAGCGCGGTTCCTGGTCACTGACTGGCTTCGGGTAAGCGCTGATCCACAGTGCTTACCGAAGCCTCCTTGTAGCGGTTTGTGCCGGGATTCCAACCGGCGTGACCGTTTCTGTTCTTGGCCGTCTGCGCCTCACCCTCTTGACCCGTGAACCGCGCTTTGGCGGACTGGATACGGTAGGGACACCGCGCAGAGCTGCGGCCATGCCCGCAGATGCAATAGAGCCGGACGAACGCCCCACATTGGTGGGCGAGCAACATCGGCGGTAGGTTGTTAAAGAGCGGATCTCGTCTTCGCCAACGCAACGCAATGCGCAGCTAAAAGTTCGAATGAGCTAATTAAACATGCTGTTTATGCTAAATGTCAACGCTATGTTTAGTTTGGCACGAAAAAAAGCCGCCCATGTGGCGGCCGATTTGCGACTTGCCCGGACTCAGAAATGTTCTGTCTGACGATAAACCACCCTTCCGACCAAGTATGTCCCGTCGTGGCATACCTTCCGCGGGAAGCGCTTTTGGTCCGCATTGTCTGAGACAAGCCACCATTCCCGCATGTCTCTGACAAGACGCTTGAGGGTGAACTCCCCTTCGTAGTTCACGGCAAACACTGCGCCGTCTTCGCGCTCAGTGTCATCAGTGTTTATGACGACAACGTCGGTATCAAAGAAGCTCGGCTCCATGCTCTGACCGCTTACCTTCGTGGCGTAGAGTTTGGATGCGTCGTAGCCGCGCCTATCCACCCAATCTTTCGAAAAGAATAGTGGTGTGCCGTCTCCGTTGTCCTGGTACTCGACTGAGAACCCAGCAATACCCGCAGAGATCCGAAAGATCACCTTGCGAACACCCACCATGTCCGTCCGGTGATCTGAGTCGATCAAGGTGCCTGGCGGGGCCTTCTGTGGAACCTCGCCCCCTAAGAACTTTGGCCCTGTGCCTTTGAGCACGTAGGTGGCGCTGATGCCCAGCAACTCTTGAGCTGCAAGCACACCCTCCGCCGATGGGCCGCGCGCTTCCCAGTTGTTGACGTTTTGTTGAGCGACATTCAGCAGCCGCGCCAGTGTTGCCTGGTCGGCATCTCCGGCAAGGAGTTTCGCTTCGCGTGCCGCTGCATAAAGGCGGGCCATTCGTTCGTGCATGTGCTTCATGCCTGTGATTGTTGCTTCGATAAACACCCTGTTGATACACGCCGTGTTGACTATTGAATTAAACATCATGTTTAATCTAGTGAACAGGAGCGACGATGAATCACCTTCACCCACACGCCGAGATCATCCGGCGGCATGGCGGACCGACCAAAGTTGCTGAATTGCTTGGGATAAGGGACGAGCCCGGAGCTATTCAGCGGGTCTGGAATTGGAAGTACCGCGGAATTCCCGCCGAAATTCGCCTACGGCATCCGCAACTGTTCTTCGTTGAGCCGACGGCCAGCCTGGAGGAGCCCTCCCATGCATAGGTCGGTGCAGACGCTTGAGCTGCTTCCCACCTCCTTGGTTTTTCACAACGGCCAGTGCGTCATGGAGGTATCAACCGGCGTTGACGGATTCTGGGTCGAACTTGGCCCAGAAGCTGGATTCGCGCTGTTCATGAGGTCATCCCCAGCAGGGTTCCGACTGCAGCAAGTGCAGCCGGTCCCGACTCCAGGCCTTTATCAACGAGCTTCAGTACGAGGTGTTTTGTGGTCTCGGCGGGCAGCGATCGAAGCTGATCGAGCCATCTCTTCTTTTCTGGCTGCGGGAGGTCCGATTGCAGGATCGTAGATTCAATCATCGCCTTGATGGTGTCGTCATGGAGCCGCACGGTCACTACACCGAGGATCGCGCCGAGGCCTCCATCGTCGGCAAGGAAATCCATCCCTTGCGCGGTGATGCAGGCAGCAACGACCTGAGCAGGCCCGGACATGGGGCGCACGATGGTTGCGTTGATCAAGCCGTGTTCATGCAGGTACGCAAGGTTCACCGAGCAGGCAGGGAACTCGTTTTCCCAGGAATCTACATCAACCTCGTTCGGATACTCCGCGGCCAGGCGTTGAAGGCAAATCAGCTGAGTCTCGCGATTGAGCGTCGCCATGGCAATTCCTTTTCAGAGGGTGTGTGGATTGAGGGCGCAAGTCATAGCAGTCGGGAGCTGCTCACTCCGCTTCGGGAGCCCTCCTATGCGTAGCCACGACGCTAGCAGACGCGCTCAATCATTTGTCGAAGGCCCATCCCATATTGCAGCCGGCGCAGTGCCAGTACGAATTCCGGCCTCCGGTGCGGAACCGGCGTTGCAGGACAACCTTGTTCTTACCTGGGCCGTCAAAGCACTTCTGACAGATGTAGTGATCAGGCTCCGGGGAGCTTGGGTCGCTGGCCCCGCAAAGTGTTGGGGAGGGATTTATCCGATAAGTCAGCTGGCCGTTACTGATCTCGACAAGCGAGTAGCGGCCGCGCTCTGCGAGGGCTTCTCTAACTTCTCGGAGTTCTTGTGTGGCATGGAAGTTCTCATGTTGCAGCGCGTTGATGGCAGCGCTGAGTTCGAAAAGACGCTGTTGGGCATCGAGCAGCTTTTCGTTCATGGCCCGGACTATGTCCATCGCTTTGGCCTCGTCTCTGACGGACATAGCCCCCTTGCCGAGGTCGATGGCGCCATTGATGGCAGCGACTGCGCTAGTGATGAGAGAAAAGTCCAAGAAGGTTCCCCCAGGGTAGGAAACGGTGGCGTAGGAACCACTGATTCTACGTTGCGTGGAACCGAGAAGATCCCGAACACAGAGCACTCGCCGTTGCCGGTGCCTCCGCCTGATTCTCGCGCGAGGCCCGGTGAGTAGCGTGCCGGTGCAGATATCGCTGACACCTGAACCAACAGGTCCCAAAAGAGCGTGGGGCGACGTCCAGCCAGTGGCGATTGATGGGCGGGGCGAGATTCTTGTTTCCATGCTGCGAAGCGTAAGGCCGCTGCGCAGCAATTAATACGTTCAGGAATTCATGAGATGAACATCACTACTGCGGCCGATCTGACGGTGCATGAATACAAGGGTGGGAGTGAGTCCCTGGGGCCGCTGGTTGGCATCTCAGCGGCCGTCCTGCGCAACAAGGTCAACCCCAACAACACCACGCACCACCTGACCCTTACCGAGGCGGATCGCATCGTCCGCATGACGGGCGATCCTCGGATCTTGGCCGCATTCGCGCACAGCAACGGGTATCTGCTGGTGAAGGCCCCAGAATCCTGCGGTGAAAGCGACATCTCCGTGCTGGAACAGGTCGCCGGCCTGATGGTCGCCCATGGCAAGTTTGGCCATGAGGTGTACGACGCCCTGGCCGACGGCGGCGTGGACCAGCAGGAGGTTGCACGCGTCACCGCGGCTGGACGCGTGGTCATGGAGGCTGTGGCGAGTGTTGCGAACCGTCTGAGCGGGATGGCCGAAGAATGATGCAGCGCGGAACATCGGGTGTACCCGTGCGGGCGCGTGTCCCGTCCGCGGAGCGTAAGGGGGCGGCGCTGTCGCGCACGGCTGCAATGATGTGCAGCAGTGCGAAGTTCCAGCGGTGGGTTGTTTCCCGCATCGGTGCCGCCCCTGTGGGCGTGTCCCCGAGCCAGCATGCGGCGCAGTACGTGCGCGACATGTGCGGGGTCACCAGTCGCGCGGAGTTGGACCACAACGCTACGGCAGCAGGGCTGTTTCATACGGCCATCCGCAAGCCGTTCGTGGCATGGAGCGGCATCTATGGCTGACTGCCTGCACATGTTCAGGGGCTACTGCGTGCCGCTGGCGACGGTGGAAGCTGTCCGCCAGGCCATTATCGAAACGCCGCGCCGTGTGGATGTGGGGGCGCTGCGAGCCATCGTTGAGCCCGCGTTGTTGCCGGTAGATCCCTGGTTCAGCACATCACGCGCCATGGCCGCCAGCTGCGCAGTCAATGCCTTCCTGTTCGATGCCGTTCGAGACGGGCTGGTCAGGCAACGCGTGAATGCGTGGCATCTGCCGGCATGGTGGCGTGTTCGAAAGCAAGCGGGGGCTGCATGACGCTGCAACGCAAGACGCTGCTTCGCCAGAAGACGCCGATGAAGCGTGGCGCGCCGCTGAAGGCCAAGGCCCCGATGATGCGCGCCAAGCCGCTGGCGCCGCCCCGCGCGGCCATGAAGGCGCGCAAGAAGGGCAAGAAGCCGCCCAAGACCGTCTATCGCAACCCGGCGCTGCTGGACCTTGCCAAGGACGAGGAATGCTTGCTGCGCGTGCCCAAGTACTGCCAGGGCGGTACAGACACGACAGTGGCATGCCATTCCAACCAGATACGCGACGGGAAAGGAAAGGGGATCAAGGCCCATGACTGGGCGATCGCCTTTGGCTGCGGCGGATGCCATTACTTCCTCGATCAATCAACCGCGCCGTGGGAAATGAAGCTGAGCTACTTCGTTCCTGGGCTGCGTCTTACGCGCTTGCGCATCATCGCCTTGGGCAAATGGCCCGAGGAAGCCGAGCGCGGGTACCAACGTTTGTATGGAGAGTCGCCATGAGCGTGAAAGTCATGGGGATGGTGTTCGAGCGGTATCCGAACGGCGGTGGGGAGATGATTCTCGCGCTGGCGCTCGCGGACCATTCGAGCGATCAAGGTACGGGCATCTATCCGTCCATCGCGTCCCTGGCCGAGAAGACCCGCCAGTCCGTGCGCGCCGTTCAGTACCAACTGCGCGGCATGGAAAAGGCCGGCTGGTTGATCCTGGTGAATGCTGGCAACGGCGGCCGCAATCAGCGCCGTGAGTACCGGATTTCTGAGGCTTGGATAAAGGGTGCAGATTTTGCATCCCTCAAACCGACGGACCCGGAGCAGGAAAACGGTGCAGATTTTGCACCACCTGAACCGGCGGAAAAGGGTGCAATCCACGACACAAAGGGTGCAACTGACGACGCAAAGGGTGCAAACGGCGACATGAAAGGGTGCAACGGGTTGCACCCGCATATAACCGTCATAGAACCGTCAGAACCATCAAGAACCGTCACAGGCGCGCGCAAGCGCTCGCCGGGGTTCGATCCGATGTGCGTGGAATTGCCGGATTGGCTGGATGCGGAACTGTGGGGGCGCTGGGTGCGTCACCGCGTGCAGATTCGGAAGCCATTGACCGAAGAGGCTGCCAAGCAGCAGGTGAAAGACCTGGCCGGGTTCCGGCACCAGGGCCACACGCCGGAAGCGGTCATTGCCCATGCCATCGGCAAAAGCTGGCAAGGGCTGTTCGCCCCAGGTGGGCAACCATCCGGCCGGGGCGGCAAGTTCAACCCCACGGAATACGTGAATCGCAATCGAGCCTCAGGAGGCAACGACTATGACGACGGTCGCACGATCAACGTCTGAGGGAAACGGCTGGCTCGTGCCCCGTGAAAAGCTGGATGGCATCACGCCGATTGACCATCTGTGGAACCGGCTGTCGGGCACGTACGGGGGGCGCTGGCTGAAGGACTTCCCGGACATGCAGAGTATCGAGAACTGGAAAGAGGCCTGGGCCGAAGCGCTGGACGAGGACCGCGTGACGCCTCAGGAAGTGGCCGAGGGGCTGCGGACCTGCCGCCGCATGTTCCCCGACTGGCCGCCCGCCGTAGGCGAGTTCATCCGCGCGTGCCGGCCAGGCCTGATCCCGGAGAACGCATTCCATGACGCTGTTGCGGGGATGACGGCGCGCCGCCGCGGCGAGGTGGGGCAATGGAGCCATCCCGCCGTGTACTGGGCTGCGGTGCGCGTCGGCTCCCATGACCTGCTGAACTGCGGCTACTCGGTGATGCAGTCACGTTGGGAGCGGGCACTGTCGGATGAACTGGGCCGGGGCGAATGGGCAGCCATCCCCGTGCCCGCTGTCGCATTGCCTCCGCCTGGGGCGACTCATGCGACGCCGGCAGAGGCCGCCAAGGCGCTGGAGGCAACGGGAGTGGGTGCGATCCTGAACCAGTCGGGCCGTGATCCGTTGCGCGGGTGGAAGCGGGTGATCGCTGAAACCGAAAACCCCAATGGCAAGCGCTACTCGCCAGGGATTGTCGCCATGGCGCGCAATGCGCTGCGCATGGGCACGGACCAGGGGGCGCAGGCATGAAGCGATGGCCCAACACTGCTGCTACTCGCACGCATTGCACGACCAGTCGCGTGGCGGTTCTCGCTAGACCCAGCGAAGACACCATTCAAGCCCAGGTTATACGTTGGGCCAACCTTCAGGCCGGTGTGTACCCGGAGCTATCGCGCCTCTTCCATGTTCCCAACGGCGGTCAGCGGCACGCGGCTGTAGCGGCAAAGCTGAAGGGGCAGGGCGTGAAGCCTGGGGTGCCAGATCTTTGTTTGCCGGTGCCGCGCTTCGGATGCCCGGGGCTGTGGATCGAAATGAAGACCAGCGACGGCCGGGTCAGCACAAGCCAGAAAGACTGGATTGCATACCTCAAGGGCGCGGGATATCGCGTCGAGGTGTGCCGCAGCTTTGATCAAGCGCGATCCGTCCTGCTGGAATACCTGAATCCGAAAGTGACTTATTCCCCGGGGGTGATTTGATGACCCCGGGACGAAATGCGGCCTTGCTGGCAGGACAGACGGCGTTGGCTCAGAAGATCTATGCGGTCTTGCCGGCCGAGCGCACCACCGCCTTTACCGCGTTGCGGATTGCTCAGGCCATGAAGGACACCACGGGCGCATCCCCGGATATCCACACCATGCGCGGATGCTTGAGGAGGCTGAGGGAGGCGGGGTTGATCAAAGAGGTTGTGCCGGGGTCGTTCCGGCGCATTGAGGTGAAGGAAAAATTGACGATGACGAATCAGGGGCAGCAGATGATGAGCAACACCTTCCACGGCAAGGAACCCGTTGATGTACTCGGGGGCACAAAGCAAGCGGCGCCCATGGACGTGCTGGCGATCATCGCCGAAAAGGTTCGGACGGTTATGGCTGGGCTGGGGACGTTGGCCGAAGAGATCGACCAGGCCGCAATCATGATCGAGGAGCGCGCGGCAGCGGATGCGAAAGAGTTGGCCAAGGTCAAGCAGATTGCCACGCTCCTTAAGGAGCTGGGCTAAGGCTCGGGGGCGCAATGGCTGACCGATTCGACGCTAACGCCGTTTTGTGGAACTGGGCGCGCTGGTGCTGGTCCGGTGCATCAGTTGGAAACATGGTGTGGTACGAGCCGGCGACTGAGGATTACCACCCGATCGAGGTGGACCATGCGATGGCGGTTGAGCGTCTGCATCAGGCGCTACCTCTCCTTGAACGCATGATCATCATCGCCGAGTATCCGCAGCGTCATGAACGGTTCGCAGGGCTGGAGGCGCACCAGCGGCGCGCGGCAGCCCTGCGCTGGATTGCCCAGGTGACGGGCAAGGCAATTTCGGCCACCGAATACAGGCTGTATCTGGGGCTTTTCAAAGACAAGGTGAAACGTGAAGTTTGCTAAGGAAATCATCGGGTTGATGGCCCCGTATCCCGGTCGAGAATTCAAGATGGCGGATCTCGTGAGAGCCGCGACGGGGGCGCGGGAACTGACAATCAAGGAGCGCACGGCGGCGCGGCAAGGCGTACTGCGCGCGGTCACCGCACTTATCGATCACGGGCAAGTGTTGCGCCGGCCCAGCCGCCCCGGTGTTCGCAACGCTGCTGTGTATCGGTGGAAAAGTGCGACATGAAGTAGTTGATTAGTGCGACAGGAACCGCGACAATTTCTCCGTCCACAGGTGCGCCCGCATGTAATGCACCCGAAAACCCGCCAGGCGAAAGCAGGCGGGTTTTTTCATGTGTCCTTTTGGCAATCCTCGCTGGGCGTTAACTCGCTAGTGCTTCAACGCTTAACCCTCATGGACACGTCCACATGCGTGCCCCGATCTAGATCTGCTCCGGGTGTTTTTTCCCACTGAGGGAGAGAAAGCAGTTCCTTGCCAACTTCGCCAGCTTGGAAGCGGCGAGCTACATCATCGAGCAATTGGGTGCGATTCGCGAAGTTTCTGCCGCTCAATCCACCGATGAAAAGTCGATAGGTGAGGTTGGGTACTTGGCCCTTCATGACCCCCAGATCGAGTACTTGACCTTGCTCGTTTCGAATTAGCAAATGGCCTGGGCGGGCGTAGATGCGGTAGATACGCCATGGCGACGAAATGACGGAATGTGAAGGTTTTGTTCTTATGCTCGATTCTCTCCCCGCATTTTGGGGTGATGCAGGAGGGAAAAGCTTAACAAAGGTGTGCGCGAGTCTAGCAATGGACCTTCTGATAGCGTTCACGTTATCGCCGATGATCGTGCGGACGTGAACGCCGTCCTCTGCCTTTCAAGTTGCAAGGATGGATCGTGCTGGCATTGGACTTGTTGCATGTTTGTACTCCCACATGGCGATACGGCGAGGTGACGCACGTTCAAACTCCATGTGTTCAGCATACGCGACCTGCGACTGGCCCATCGCAATAAAGGGAAGTCGTTACACAAGACTTAGCGAGCGTGTTGCACTCTGCCCGACACCCTGCGGCCAAGGTCTAAATTGCGGTTTGATGCTAATTAGAAACGTAGGTTGACTTTCGAAAGTTATGCGCCCATAGTGGGTTAGCGGCTTTTCGAGCATCGCGATTTCCGTCCGGTTTTGTACCCTTCAGGGTGCCTCATTGTTCGCAGTCCTTTCCTTGATTAGCTCCCTTTTCGGGCTTCGCCCGCTATGCAAGGAGTTGAAAAATGGAAACCGGAATAGTTAAGTGGTTCAACGACGCCAAGGGCTTTGGGTTCATCATGCCAGAGGATGGCGGCAAGGACCTATTTGCTCATTTCTCTGAAATCGTCAGTGGCGATGGCCACAAAGTATTGGTCGAGAATCAACGCGTGAGCTACGTCACCGCGCAAGGGGCTAAAGGCCCGCATGCAACGCAAATTCGTGCATTGTGAACAACGGTCCTGGACTGATGAATAGACAGGGAGGACTAATGTTCCCCAACAACGTGGTCTATAAAGGTTATCGACTAACGGCTAGTGTCTCTCGCATATCGGTTGGAGGCAGTCAGCGGCCCGCTTTTGTCGCAACTGTGGCATTGGGTGCCGTTTCGGACCAGCATGAGTTGAACGAGCCACAGGAGGTGCCACTCTTTGCCTCTGGAGGGTTTGTTTCAAGCCCTGTAATCGCGGTGGATGCGGCAATAAATCATGGGCGTCATTTGGTCGACGCTCATGTTCGACCTTTCTGATAGACGTCCGCTAGATTTCCTGCGCATGAAGCTGATGGGCTTTTTCAGATGTGTAGGAAGGTGGCACGATGCTGGCTCAGAAAATGACAAAGTACGAGCGGGCAAGTCGGCTGCGTGAGATGGCAGACGCCATAGAGCGAAACATGTTCATCGCAGTGGGCGACGCTTGAGATGAGTGCGGTATCTGCTGGGGCGTCTGCTTCGGATGAATGCCCCGCGGCCGATCAGCGAACGCAATGCCCGACAGTCGATGAGAGACTGTCGAGCAGACTCTCACGATCAGGCTGACATGTGAAAGCTGAGAGCGGGCCTATGCCTTACGCCATGCTCGACTCGAAACCGCCTTGCGAAAGGCGGTTTTCACATTTCTGCGGACTTCCCCATGGTAGGCAGCGGTATTTCAAGCAACGCAGTAAAAGGGCGATTCACTCCGCTTTCCCTTCAACTACTGCCGGCGACGATTAAGCGAGACGATATTGCCTGGACGGCCGTGCCGTCGGGCAACCGATAGCGGTTTGCGCCGAGCCATGAAACCACACGTCCGTCGGCGAGGCTGCTGTAGAAGTATGCATATTCGCCGTCATCTCCCGCCAGAACCTTGCAGCGTCGTTGGATGACGTATTTAGTACCGTCCAATGCCACAGCGATAACTTCAATTGTTCGTTTTGTGTAGTGTGGTTGCATAGTCCTCTCCGTTGAGGCATACCTTCCTGCAACCATTGATTCACTGTGCCGTTGGTTGGTCAATACAACTTCAGCTCACATCCAGCAGCCATGCGCGCTATGGTCGAAGTTTGTTTCAATTCTGTGGGCTTGGCAGAGTGCTCAGGCAGGGACCTTCCAAGCCTCTTACGTGGGTTCGTTCCCCGTAGCCCGCTACACTTCAGGGTACCCCCACACCAAAAAGCCCCGATATATAGACTCCGGTCAGAGCTCTTGCGTTTCAGCAGGCATGCGCATGGTGTGCCGTCGGCCTTACACGCCACACAGCGAGGATTCACGCGGTCTGTGACTAGGAGACACGTTCTATTCCGGGGGGGGACCATGTCCCTTCCCCTACTGGCAGGATCGAAGGTGGCGTCGTCTTTGGCCAGTAGAGCCGCATTACCAAGTAAATTGGCCCGTTCGGAGCGGGCAGCCAGTTAGCTTCTTTGTCTGCGCCCGGGGACTTGTTTTGTATGTAGAGCGTTCGGGACCCGTCTGCATTCGTGGCCATGGTGGGTAACATGGGTGAATTAATTAGATAGCGGTGGATCGGATTTTCGATAAGAAGTTGGGACTTTCCGTCATACATCGTGAGCGACCAGAACGAATTCACAGGTGGCAACTGCCCCGCCGGGAAGGTTAGCGTGTAACTATGCTTGCTGCCGTCTAACGTTTGCCCATCTTTGTCAACGCGTGTGAAAGGATAGGTAGCCTCTGCCGGATCATTGCCATAAATGCCGGCCTGAGCAGCGACGGCTCGCTTTAACCAGTCGCCATCGTAGTGAGCGCTATCGCCTGGAAGACCACTAACCCGCCAGCCGTTTATCGTCTTACCAACGTTGGCGACCGCCTCGTCGACCTTTCGCTGGCCCTCTTTCATGCCGAGACCAAGTTCCAGCTTTTGCTCCAGAGGAAGATCCTTAAAGTTCAAGGCCTTGCCAGGGCCAATGCCAATGCGTGCGAGCTGAGAGCGGATTCCCATCTCGTTGGATTCCGGCGGTGCGAACTGCAACGCAAAGTCGAGAAACTCGAAGAAGTTCGTCTTCACAAGTTCCTTGTCGATCTTGGGGAAGTCGATGGATGGTGCGGCTGGCGGCGGAGTTTGTTTCAGGTAGGCCGAGAGCATCTGCACTTTGTAGCCGGCCTGTACCTTCTTAACGTTATCGAGATCATCCGGCCCGAAAAGCTGAGTGCGATAGCCCGCAAGGGAGAATTGTGTGCTCGAACGGAACACCCGCTTGATGCCCGGTGGGGTATCGCCCTTCCAGGCAGGGCCGACCACCATGTAGTCGCCAGCCTCGCTTCCTGTGGCACGCGTGCCGATGTAGCCATAGTTGTAAGTATTGCCGTCGCAGAGCATGACCGAGTAATAGCGCTCGGGTTCGACCTCCGGAACGGAGAGCACCACGGGCTCCGCTCGCAGATCCATCCAAACAAAGGAATATGGGGTGTCACTGTTTGGTGTGACGATTGCCGTATCTTTATAGGTGAAGACGTTCGGTTCGTTCTTGATGTGATTGAACGGGGCCTTGAACTGCCCCGAATTGCGATCTACGGCGTACTCGTACATCACCGCATAGTTCATCACGATAGGCAAGCCGTAGATGAACCCTGCCTCAGCAATGTCCTTGGCGCTGAAGAATCCAGGTCGATCAGCGCTTGTCTGTGCGCTAGCCGGGCCGGACACTATTGTTGCGCCAGCGAGTGCTACGAGTGCACCCGAGCCTAGGAACTCGCGTCTTGTGGTCATTGAACGCCTCATCTAGTTGGAACAAGCTATGGGATGCTTCAATAGAACATAGGCAGTACAGGATCGGTCATAGAGATAACACTCTTATCGGAAAGTGAACAAGCAGATATTTGGGTGAGCGTGGGCCATCCGAGCCACTTAGACGCTGTGTTGATGGGCTCAACGAGGCCCGTTGCCAGATCGAAGACGGATGACTAAGGTTCTAGGGAAACCCCGGGGGCCCCTGCGGAAATCAGTCCGGTAAGGGTAATTCGAACCCCGAACGCTCGCTAGTCACGGGCGCGCTAAGGGGGGGTAATAATAATTTCGCCCACTTATCCATCGCGCGGGTTCGGCGGTGAGGGGCACAAATCTGAGACCGTCATGAAGCTGCGCCACCACTCTACGATTCGTGAGGGCGTGGATTTCTACGGCCAGGTTCAGAGGCAGCTGCCATATGCGACAGCCTTGGCCTTGAATCGGGTCGGGCAACACGTCCTCGATGCGCTGGCGCAGGTCACCGCAGAGGTCTTTGATCGCCCGACCCCGTACACGATGCGGGCGTTGCGACTTGTCCGGGCCACCAAAGACAATCTGGTGGCCACGGTCGATTACCGCGACGCCGCCGGCAAGGGAATTTCCGCCGACAAGTATCTGCCGCCCCAGGTTCTAGGCGGTGGGCGCAGGCTGAAGCGGTCCGAGCGCGCACTTGCCAGAGTAGGGCTTCCGACGGGGGCGTTTACGGTGCCGGCCGCAGCGGCGGAAATGGATGCCTACGGCAACATGTCGCGCGGCCAGGTCGTGCGCCTGTTGTCGTATCTGCAGGCGTTCGGCGAGCAAGGCTACAGGGCGAACTCCACGCCGCGCAGCCGCGCACGCACTGCGAAGGTGGGGCGGTCGCCTGAAGGCTACAGGCGCATCAACGGCGTGCAGTACTTCGTTTCCCGCGGCAAGGGGTCCATGTCCGGAAATCGTGAGCAGCATCTGTCTGCTGGTGTATGGCGGAAGACCGGAACGCACGGAGCGGACGTAAAGCCGGTCCTGCTTGCGGTGGCCCAGCCGACCTATACGCAGCGATTCCCCTTCTACGAAACGGCAGAAGCGGTCTATGGCGAACGCTACGACGCCGAATTTTCCACCGCCTTAGATCTGGCCCTGTCCACCGCAAGATGATCGACCTTGACAAGAAGACGACCCAGGCCCGGTTCGGGCAACTGGTCGGGATCACGCAGCCTGCCGTCAGCGGCTTGCTCATGCGTGGCGTCATGGTCGCGGGCGATACGCTGGGAAACTGGCTGCTGTCCTACTGTGGGCACATTCGAGACATAGCGGCAGGGCGCCAGGCCGGCGAGGAAACAAGAACGCTCGATCCTGCGGAGGAAAAGGCGCGGCTATATGCGGCACAGGCCGACAGGATCGAGATGGAGAACTCGGTTGCCCGCGGCGAGCTTGCGCCCGTCAGCGTGCTGGAGGAGGTCTTGACTCGGGCGGGCACGAAGGTAAGCGCGGCTATGGATGCTATTCCCACGGCACTGAAGCGCCGGCTGCCGAATCTGACTGATGCGGATCTGACGATTGTGCGCCGCGAGCTTGCAAGGGCTCGCAACGCAATTGCATCCCTGTCGCTGGAGGATCTGGAGGCTGACGAAGAGAACGAGGGTGAGTAATGCTCATAGAGTCCAATCGCGCCGCGGTCGCGCGCGCGCTGCGACGTGGGCTTGCAACCTTCGCCACTCCCGAGCCAATGACGTTGCGGGAGTGGGCCGAGCGCAACTTTTATCTTTCGGCCGAATCGTCGTATGTCGAACAGCGTTGGGAGGCTTGGCCGTTTCAGCGTGCCATCCTTGCCTGCGTTGGTAGCGACGATGTGCACGAGGTTGACGTAATCAAGTCGGCCCGCGTTGGTTACACGAAGATCCTGCTGGCGGCCATTGGGTACTTCGCGGAGCATAAGCGGCGCAACCAGGCGCTTTGGCAGCCCACGGACAGCGCCCGCGACGAATTCGTCAAGACCGAACTGGAACCGATGCTGCGCGACGTGACGGCGATGCATCCGATCTTTCCGACTCGCCTGGCGCGTCACAAGGACAACACGCTCCTGGTTAAGAAATTCCGTGGCAGCGTGCTGCACCTTCGCGGCGGTCGTTCGGGCGACAACTACCGACGGCTGTCTATCGGTGTCGCATTCTTGGACGAGTTCAGTTCGTTCGATTCGAACATTGACGGTGAGGGCGACCCCGGCCAGCTGGCGGCCAAGCGTCTTGAGGGCGCCACGTTCCCGAAGATGGTGGTTGGGTCCACGCCCAAGCTGAAAGAGACCTGCCTGATGGATAAGCGCGCAGCCGGCGCCGATGCGCGATATGACTATCACATCACGTGCCCTCACTGCGACGGGCATCATGCGCTGACCTGGGGAGGTAAGGACGAACCGCACGGGTTCAAGTGGATCGACGGCGATCCAGAATCGGTGAAGCACTTATGCCCGCACTGTGGTTGCCTTATCACCCAGGGCGAGTACCTGGAGGCATCGGAATCTGGATTCTGGTGCGGTTCGGACGGCACCACCATCGACCGCGACGGAGTTTTCCGTAGCGCGGCTGGCGAGGTAATACCGGCTCATCGGCGCGTCGCTTTCCACGTGTGGACTGCGTACAGCCCAATGGTTAGCTGGGCCAAGCTGGTCCGTGAGTTCCTGGAGGCCTACGCCAAGGCAAAGCTGGGCGATGACGAGCCGCTGAAGACCTTCTGGAACACCACCCTGGGCCAGGCCTGGGAGGGCGAGGTCGAGAAGATCGAGGCGGACGAGCTGAAGCGGCGCGCCGAGATCGAGGCCTATCGCCTTCCAGGCTTGGCCGAGAACCTCGTTCCTATGGGCGGTTCGTTGTTGCTCGCAGGTTGCGACACCCAGGGCAATCGGGTGGAGGTTGGCGTCTGGGGATTCGGTCGCGGCGGAGAAATGTGGACCGTCGATCACCAGATATTCCACGGGAACCCGGCGGAGGACGAGGTCTGGTCCAACGTGGCGGCTTACCTGTTCGAGCGGCGCTTCCAGCATGAAGGCGGCCAGCAGATGAGTATCTACGCCACGGCCATTGACAGCGGCGGCCACCATTCGAATGCGGTCTACGATTTCGCGCGCCGCAACAAGGCGCGCCGGGTCTTTGCCGTCCGCGGTCGCCCCTTCGGTGAGAAGGCCATCAAGGATGGCGCCGGCCAGGTGGATATCGACTGGCGAGGGAAGCGGATCAAGAAGGGCGTGATCCTGTGGCACGTCGGCACGAACCTGGCCAAGGATCTGCTGCACAGTCGCCTGGCTATCGAGACGCCGGGCCCGGGCTATGTCCACCTTTCGGAGGACTTGTCGGACGAATGGTTCCGGCAGTTCTCAGGCGAAGCGCGGGTGTCGCGCAAGACGGCGACCGGAGTTCGTACGCTGTGGACGGCGCTGCGCAAGCGCGTCGAAGCACTGGACTGCGCGGTGTATGCGCTATGGGTGGCGGAGCATCTTGGCCTTTCTCGCAAGTCGGACGCTTGGTGGGATGCCATGGCGGAAAAGCTTGATGCGTTGCCGCCACCGCGGGACGAGGAGGCTGAGGCGCCGCCGCCGTCAACCACGCGGCCGGCCGCCCCGGCGAAGGCCGCGCCAGTGGCGCCAGCGGCGCGTGCCGGGCCGGCCGTCAAGCCGGCGCGCCGGCGAGTGGCGGCTTCCAGCTACCTCCGGGGGCGCAGGTAGGCCGCAGAACAGAAACCAATAAGGCAAGGTCATGGCATACACCCAGGCGGACCTGGAACGGCTGGATCGCGCGATAGCGAACAGCCAATTGGAGGTCCAGTACGACGGCAAGCGCGTGCGTTTCCGCAGCACGGACGAATTGATGCGCGCCCGCGCCCATGTGGAGCGGGAACTCAGCAAAGGAAAGGGGCGCTCGCGGCAGTTCAGGCTGCGCAACGCCGGCAAGGGGATCCGATGAGCTATCTGAAACATCGTGGTTCCAGTCTGCTTGTGCCTCGTCGCCTTAGCGCGCAGATGAGCAGCAGCTACGAAAGCGGAAGCGCCACGGGCAGCAGGGCCCGAAATTGGAATCCCTCGGGGTCGGGGCCGAACGCCGCGGCGACGCAGAACCTGGGTCTGCAGCGTCGCCGCGCGCGCGACGCCGTGCGCAATGATCCATGGGCATTGACTGCGACCACACGCTGGGTATCCAACGTGGTCGGCACGGGGATCCAGCCGTACCCCAAGCACCCGGACCCCAACGTCCGACGGGCGCTGAAGGAACTGTGGGCCGACTGGGTGCAGGAGGCCGATGCCGACGGCAGGCTGGACTTCTACGGAATGCAGGCCCTGGCTGTGCGCAGCATCTTCCAGGATGGTGAGACCTTGTTCCGTTTGCGCGCTCGGCGACCTCAGGACGGATTGTCCGTACCTCTGCAATTGCAGCAGATGGAGGGGGACCAGCTGCCGGTCGAGCGGTCGCTTACCCTGCCGAACGGCGGCGAGATCGTGAATGGCGTGGAGTTCGATGCTATCGGGCGGCGCACTGCCTATCACATGTGGCGTCATCATCCTGGCGAATTCGGCCGAAACGCGGCTGGGCAGGATACGGTCAGGGTGCCAGCCGAGCAGGTCATCCACGCCTATCCAATGTTGCGGCCCGGGCAGGTACGGGGGGTGACTGCTCTGGCTACCGTCCTGCTCCGCTTGAAGTCCATCGACAACTTGGACGACGCTGTCATGTACCGGCAGGAGGTGGCAAACCTCTTCGCGGGCTTCATCACCAAACCGGATCCCGATGCCGATCCGAATAACCCTCTTACGGGCGAGGCGGACGGTTATGAGTTCGATGACGACGGCACGCCGCTCGTCTCCATGGAGCCGGGCACGATGCAGGAGCTGGCACCAGGTGAAGAGGTGACATTCTCCAGTCCGCCAGATGCCGGCAACAACTACGAGGGATTTATGCGGCAGCAGTTGATGGGGGCGTTTGCCTCTGTCGGCGTGCCTTATGAAATCGCAACAGGCGACCTGCGCGGTATCAGCGATCGAACGCTGCGAGTGGTGGTCAACGAGTTTCACCGGCTCATCGAGCAATACCAATGGCACTGCGTGATCCATCAGCTCTGCCGCCCCGTCTGGAATGCCTGGATCGACGCCCTGGCGCTTTCCGGCACCTTCCCCATGCCGGATTTCCACCGCCGCCGCCGTGAATGGTTGCGCGTGCTGTGGGTGCCCCAGGGATGGCCGTACTTCAACCCCGTGCAGGACGCGCAGGCCGACAAGGAGTCGGTGCGAAGCGGCTTTTCCAGCCGGTCGTCAATCATCCTCAAGAAGGGCGACGATCCAGACCACATTGCGGCGGAGATTCGCGCCGACAACGAAACAGCCGACGCCGAGGGCTTTGTGTTCGATAGCGATCCTCGGCATACGACCAGCGCCGGTAAGGCGACGGGATCAGAAGGGGGCGGCAGCCCCGACCCTCTCAATCAATGAATGGAGCCAATATGGCAAAGAAGGCTTGGTATTCGATCAGCGTCATTGCGCAGGCGGATAAGCCCGTGGTCGAGATTCGCATTTATGGCGAAATTGGGTTCTGGGGAACTACGGCCGAAGCGTTCGTCGCAGAACTGGACGCAGCAGCGGCAGGTGGTGCCGACATCTTGGTGTCGCTGAACAGCCCTGGGGGCGACGTTTTCGACGCGTTTGCAATCTACAACGCGCTTCATCGGTACGCCGGTCGGGTAACCACGCGAGTGGACGGCGTTGCCGCCTCCGCGGCCTCATTGATCGCGATGGCCGGCAAGCCAACGATCATGCCCGAGAATACGCAGATGATGATCCACAACGCTTGGATCATCACTGGCGGTACGGCCGAGGATCTGCGCACCACTGCAGAAATGATGGATCGGATCCGAGACGGCGTGGTGGCAGCCTACTCCCGTAAGAGTGGACTGGACAGTGACAAGATCATCGAAATGATGGACGCGACCACGTGGATGTCTGCGCTCGAAGCGCAGGCGTTGGGATTTTGCGACCTGATCGAGGAGCCCGTGCGTCTGCAGATGTCGGATAGTGCGGCTGCTGTGCTGCAAAAGCACAAGAATCTGCCTGACGACGTGAAAGCTATGCTCAAGTCCCTGGAAGAGAGCGACCCCGAGCCCGCGCCCAATCCGAAGCCCGAGCCCGAGCCCGAGCCCGAGCCGTCCCCGGCTCCTCCGGCGGATGCGCCGACGGCATCTGCGCTGGCCGCCCGTGTCTATGCGTCCTGCCGGCAAGAGGGGATTGCGGATCTGGCGGAAGGTGTGCTGCTCAGCGGTGCGCTGGATAGTCTTGAACTGGCGGATCAACGGGTCACGCAAGCCAAAGAGATCGCCGGCATCTGCTTGGCAGCAAAGCTGCCTGAGAAGGCTGCCGCTTTCGTGTCTGCGGGCCTCACGGTAGACCAGGCGCGTGCGCGCCTGTTCGAGCATGTCGTGGCCGATGCGGGCGACTCTATCAATAACCGACCTCCCACCAATTCATCGGCCCAGAAGCAGAGCGGGCCGAATCCCCAGGCGATCTACGCCAAACGAAAAGCCCTCTCTGCCCACTAGGAGTCAGCACCATGCCTTTCATCCATCAACAGGCCAGAACGGCCGATTTCATCCTCTCCGAAGCCAACGGCCAGCGTTCGCGCGAAAACGCAATCTTGGCTGCCACCCTCGTCGCCCTGGCTGCAGGGCAATTGCTCACGCTGGGCGACGACGGCAAATATGCCGCCTACGCCGGCCCGGGGGCGGACCCCGGCGCGCCGATCACCGCCGACGCCGTGCTGTACGGCAATGCCCCGGTGTCCGACGATGATCAGCAGATCGTCGTCATCGCGCGTGACGCGGAACTGGCGGGCGTGCTGCTTGTCGGCTTGGATGCGCCGGCGCGCGTTGCCCTGCAGTCGGCTGGCATCATCGTCCGCTGATCCCACCAACACAACTCCATCTATCCAACATTCGCGGTTGCCTCCGGGCGGCCGTTTCTATTTCTGGAGCCTGACATGGCCGATATCAATATCTTCCAAGACGAGAAATTCACGGTTTCCGCCTTGACCGCCGCCATCAACGAGCTGGAGAGCATCCCGGGCCGCATCGGCAAGCTCGGCCTTTACTCGGAAGAGGGCGTTTCCTCCACCGTGGTGCAAATCGAATACGACGGCCAGACACTGGGTCTGGTGTCCGCCAAGCCCCGTGGTGGTGTCGGTCAATCGGTCGTCCTGACCGGCCGCAAGCTGATTCCGTTCAACACCGTGCACTTGCCGCAACGTTCCACGATGCTGGCCGACGAAATCCAGGGCATCCGCGCGTTCGGGAGCCAATCGGAGCTGGAATCGGCCGAGGCGCGGGTTGCCAAGTACCAGAGGAAGCATCGCCAGCAACTCGATCTGACGCACGAATATCAGCGCGTGGGCGGCATCAAGGGGCAGATCCTGGATGCCGACGGCACTTCGGTGTTGCTCGACGTTTACCATTCCTTCGGCATCGTCCAGCAGGAATTCCCGATGGAACTCACGAGCGCAACCACCCTCGTTCGCCAGAAATCGGACGACGTCGTGGATCTGGTCGAGGATGCCCTGGGCGCCACCCCAGCCAGCGGCGTTCGCGCGCTGTGCGGCAAGGACTTCTGGAAGACGCTGATCAACCACAAGAGCGTACGCGAGACGTACCTGAATACCGCGCAAGCAGCCGAACTGCGGGGCAAACCGGCCGACTCCTTCGAGATCGGCGGCATTACCTACGAACGCTACCGCGGCAAGCTAGGGGGCGCTCCCTTCATCGGCGACGAGGAGGCTTACGCCTTTCCCGATGGCGTGTCCGATTTCTTCATCACGCGCTTCGCGCCGGCCGACTATATGGAAACGGTCAACACCGATGGCCTGCCGTATTACACGCGGGTCGAGCCGTTGCCGTTCGGGAAGGGGCTTGAGATCGAAAGCCAGTCCAATCCGCTGCATCTGCCGACGCGGCCCAAGGCCATCATCAAACTGAAGATGGGCACCTGAAGCCATGGAATGGGATAACTCCGTGTTCGACGAAGCCTTCGATGCGGTGGGTCTGCGCGAGCCGGCGTTGCTGCTGGATACGGAGCCTCCCGTCCCATTCAAGGTTCGGTTCGACCGCCCGCAGGTCATCGACGAAGGGGACCTGGTGCACTCGACCGACTACGAGATCGAGTACACCACCGCCGACGTCCCCGACCTTGCGTACCAAAGTCAGGTGGAAATCGGGGGCGTCCGGTACCGAGTCCGCCAGGAGCCGACCGCGGTAGGCGACGGCTTCTGGTCGCGCGCGATGCTGGAGCAGCTTCCATGACCACGCTGGCAATGCAATACGTGGTGGACCTCCGTGCCGCCCTCAAGGCGGCGCCCGGATTCCCCGCCGAAGTCGAGGCATCGCCTGTACGGGCAATCGCCAGAGAGGATCCGATGGTGATCTCCGTGCAGTTGGGCGGGGAGTCGGTGGAGAGCATTCACCCGCCGCGCGCCACCCGCGTACGTGAAATCCATGTCCTCGTTCACACAGCAGGCGATGACCATCAGGCCTTCGCAGAGGCGGTGTTCGAGCAGGCCCACCCCGTCGTTATGGCATACGCCGGCCCCAACGTGGTCGAGGTTGCCGAGTTCGGGACCGATGAGCCCAAGTACGTCAATGGCGACCTGCGGCGGCAGATTGTGAACAAGCGCTACCGCATCACCTACCAAACCGATGAGCACTCCCTAAGCGCCTGAACTATCGGAGAAGCATGAACAAAGAAAGGAAATCAGTCGCCGACGATCCGGTGAGTACCGATATCGCCCAGCCTGCGCAGGCGGTGACCGGGCCCCAGATCGATGAACACCATGGCCGCGGCGGGAGCTATCTCCGTGATTCGGCTACCGGCGAGCGAATTCTGATCGAGCGGACCGAACCCTGCTCAGGCTGCCAGGCCCGATAGGGCCGTCTCGCTATCAATCTGGCCCTTATTGGGCCTTCATTCTTGGAGCCCATGATGGCAAAGAAAACTCGCAATTCCGTCGTGTTGGCGAAACTGCAGACCACGGCCGGCACTGCCGCTCAGCCTGCCGCGGCCACGGACGCGGTGCTGGTCCGAAGCCTGACGGCGACGCCTCTGTCGGCAGAGTTCGTGGAACGCGAACTCCTGCGGCCCTACATGGGGAATTCCGGGCAAATCGCGACCACGCAGTATGCCCAGCTCGAATTCGAAGTGGAACTCGCAGGAGCAGGCACCGCGGGCAAGGCGCCTGCGTGGGGGCCTCTTCTGCGCGCCAGCGGCTTCGCTGAGACGGTCACGGTAGGAACAGACGCACGGTATTTGCCGGTGTCGACCGATTTTGAACTGATCACCCTGCATTACTTCCTGGACGGCCTGTTCCACAAGATCGTGGATGCCCGGGGGACGGTCGCTTTCGATCTGACGGCCAAGAGCATCCCGGTTCTGCGTTATCGATTCATGGGCGCCTATGTGCCGATCACGGACGGCGCCATGCCCGCAGGCGTGGATTTCAGCTCGTTCCAGATCCCGAAGGCGGTAAACAAGGAGAACACGCCGGCGTGGTCGCTCGGCGCCTTTTCGGGCTGCTTGCAGTCCATGACCTTCGACGTGGCGAACCAGTTGGTCTGGCGCTCGCTCATCGGCTGCGAGGGAGCGGAGATCACGGACCGCAAGCCGACAGGGAAACTCGTTCTGGAACTGCCGCGGATCGCGGATTTGGACTGGCCGACCATGGTGTTGTCCGGCGCCGGCACAGCACTGTCGATCACCCATGGGGTGACTGCCGGCCACATCATCGAAATCAAGGCCAGCACAGCCCAGATGACCAATCCGACGTACTCGGACCAGGAAGGCGTGGCGATGCTGAACCTGGATACGAACATCAACCCCGGCGCCGCCGGCAACGACGAGCTGGAAATCATCGTCAAGTAGTGCCGTAGGCACACCTTCTACTTTCCACACGACCTAGATATGCCCGGACCCGTCCGGGCATTTTTCATTTTGGAGCCACACATGTCTTTTGTCGTCACCAAGCGCCCGGTTGCCGCCATGCCCATTGATGTCATCGTCAACGGTGCCAATGGCAACCCGATGGAAATCAAATTCATCGCCCAGTACCACCGTCATACGCCTCAGCAGCTGGCAGATTTGCGTGACGGGATGACCGATCAGGTGCGCGCCGGTCAAGGGCTGAAGCCGTTGCAGCGTCCGGACGGTACCCGTGCCCCCGTTTACCAGTATGCGAGCGATATCGACTTCTTGAAGGACAAGATGGCCAGCTGGCTGGGCGTTCAAGGCGGGGGTGGTGAGTCCATCACCTACAGCGTTGATCAGCTTGAAGCTTTGCTCGACGACTGGCCGGAGCTGGTCATCCCGTTGTTCAACGGATTTTTCGGCGCCCACGAGGGAGCGAAGAAAAAAAACTGATCGAGGCCGCCAGGTACTGGGCCGGAGGAGGCAAGTCGTCAAGCGGCGGGTTTGTGGCCGACGACCAGGTGCTGGCGGCATTGAGGGCGGCGGGGGCGCCGTCGGAGGTCTTGGACGCTGCGAGTCCAAATTCACCGTCTGAAGACGAAGTATTCGAGGTATGGCCTGAGAACTGGCCAACAGTAGAGGCATTCCTGGCACTCGGGCGCAGCTGGATGTGGGTCGCACCCGGGATGGGCACGCCTGTACGAGTCGGCATCCCAGCGACCGAGGTGGAATCCACGCTCAGGCTGTTGGATGTCGGGCGGCCAGGGCGTCGCGAAATGTTCTTGGAACTCAGGGCGATGGAGCAAGCCGCCCTTGAGGTCTTTGAAGGCAACGAGTAGGCGCAACGCCGGAAAAATATATGAACGAGAAGATCCTTGCCGTACGGTTGACCGGCGACGAGGCGGACTTGTTGCGTTCGTACGGAGCTGGCAGTGCTGCGTCGGCGCAGTTTGCCGCGGCCACCGAAGCTTCGCTGACTCGCGCGGCTGCCGCGGCGGATAGGGTGGGGACGTCGTCCAGCCAGATGTCCCTGGCGGTCAATGCTGCGTCCGCTGGTGCCCAGGCATATGCGACCGCTGGTGATAGGTTCCTGCAGAGTCTGGAGCGCCAAGCGCAGGCCGCGGGCAAGACCCGGTCCCAGTTGCTGGAGTTACGTGCGGCGGAACTTGGGGTCGCGGCACAGGCCGCACCGATGATCGGCCAACTGAAAGCGCAGGAAACAGCGCTCAATGCGGGCTCGGCGGCCCTGAACAAGCATGGAATGTCGGCCGCCCAGACGGCAGCGGCGCTGCGCGGTGTGCCCGCACAGATTACGGACATCGTAGTTTCGCTGCAAAGCGGTCAGCAGCCCATGACAGTGATGCTGCAGCAGGGTGGCCAGCTGAAAGATATGTTTGGTGGGATCGCTCCCGCTGCGCGTGCGCTTGGCTCCACCCTGATGGGTATGGTTAACCCCTGGACGCTTCTTGCTGGCGCCGCCGTGGCCTTTGGCGTCGCGGCGTATCAGGGAAGTCAGGAGACTGAGAAGCTAAACCGGACCATACGGCTTACCGGCAACTACGCGGGCGTTACGGCCGGGAATGTCCGCGAGATGTCTGCGGCAGTGGCGGGCGTTTCAGGCGGTGGCCTAGGTAAGGCGCGTCAGGCGGTGGAGGCTCTCGTTGCCACCGGGCAGGTATCCAAGGACACGATTTCTAGCCTGAGCGCCACGATGGTGGAGCTGCAGCGCGCTTCCGGTCAGTCCATGGACGAGATCTCCAAGGACTTTGCGCGGATGCCGGATGGCGTCACGAAATGGGCGGAAGAGCACAACCGCTCGATGAACTTCATGTCGCTCGCCCAGTGGGACTACATCCGCACGCTGGAGGAAAGTGGCAACCGTGAAGCTGCCATGCAGGCGACGTCGAGGGCGCTGCATGACTATCTCGGCACCGAGGCTACCCAGAAAGTGGGCGCCTTGGAACGCGCCTGGAAGGGGCTGAAGGGAGAAATATCGGGCGCCTGGGAGGCAATGAAGGCGTTTGACCGAGACGCGTCGCTCGACGAGAAAATTAAGGCGGTCGAGGAACGAATTCGGCAGCGTGAGCAGCGGTTGGAACGGGGCGCCCTCTCCGATGTTAACCGCCGCCGCACCGAGATCAACCTAACTGCAGATCGCTCAGAGCTCTCGTCGCTCCAGGGTCAAAAGGGTGTGGAGGACGCGACAGCTCAAGTCAGAGGGCTCAATGCTGCCGCCAATGCTGCCTCGATAGCGGCCGCCAAAGCGCTTGATTCTCTAGACGACGCGGCGAACAAGTCGCGCCAGCTGAAAAAGGCTCTTGAAGAAAACGCGCGAAACGAGGCGAGCATCCGCGCGACCAACCCGAACGATGATCGGGTGTCCGCCACCGCTATCCGCGCTCGAGAAGCTGCCACCAGAAAGCGATTCGAAGACAAAGACGCCTCGGCGGCAGGGCAGAACGGCATATCTGCTCAGTTGGCCGCGATGCAAGCGCAGGCGCGCTTGCGCGAGGAAGAGCTTCGACGGGAAACCACGCGCCTGGAGGGCGAGCGTGCCCGTGGCCTGCTATCGGAAGAGCAATTCATCCACCGGCGCGGTGAAGCACAGCGCGCAGCCCTGCAGGATGAGCTGGAGGTAGTTCGCAAGCAGGCGGAGATCGCCGGAGGCAAGAAGCAGCTTGCAGAGCGGGAACGATACCTTGGCCGCGTAAAGGAGCTTGAGGCCCAGATCGTTCGCTCCCAGGAGCAAGAGGCCACCGATATCGAGAAGTACCAGGAGAAGATCCGCGGAGCGTTGCGGGCTACTCAGCTCGATATCGAGAACTATCAGGGGACGCGTGACCAGCAGGCCAGTCGTCAGATAAACGCGATGACGCTGGGGGCGAACGATCGCGCTCTGGTCGATTCGATCAACCAGGCGCAGGATCGTTTTCGCCGACTCCGAGACGGCTTTACCGACAAGGTGCTGCGCGAAGGCGGTGCGCGCGCTCTGGATTCCTCGCAGTATCAGGAGGGCCTCGCCAAGATCGATGCGGCCATGCTGGCCCAGGTCGAGCGTGAGCGCGCCTACATGCAGCAGCGTGTCGCCATCCAGGCTGATTGGAAGAATGGTGCGCTCTTGGCCGTCAACGACTGGGTGGACGGTGCTGCCAACATGATGGGCCAAGCACATCAGGCGTTCACAGGGCTCTTCGGCGGACTGTCTGATGGATTGGCGAAGTTTGTCCAGAAGGGAAAGATCGATATCGGCAATCTGGCGGACACATTCATCTACGAAGTCCTGCGGATGCAAATGCGAGCCAGCTTGTCACCGGTATTCGGGGCCCTTTCGGGGATGTTGGGTTCGGGATTTGGCGCGGCGGCAGGTACCGAAAACTATGCCAGTGGTGTTCAGGCCGCCGGAGGCGATGGTATAGGCGCGCTGATTTCATCGAATGGGTGGGCGGTTCCACACGCCAAAGGAGGTGCCTATGAGTCACCTAGTTTGTCGGCCTATTCGAGCGGGGTCTACAACTCTCCGCAGCTATTCGCATTTGCGAAAGGGGCGGGGGTATTTGCTGAGGCCGGCCCTGAAGCAATCATGCCCCTGCAGCGTGCTTCTGATGGCAGTCTCGGCGTTCGCGCGGTTTCTCCTAGGTTTCAGCAAGACCGAGCTGCGGGTGACGTCAATATTGACGTGCGAGTAGTGGGAGCACCATCCACCCCGGAGGTACAGGCGCGCCAGGATGCCGGCGGAGGTATTTCTATGGACATCATCTTCAAGCAAATTCGGCGGCAGGTCGCTGATGACATTTCATCCGGCCAGGGGGTCGTTGGCCGATCGATCGAAAAGCGATTTGGACTACGGCCAAAATTGGGATGAGCAAATGGCACTTCTTGAATGGCCTGCGGGTCTCCCGCAGGCAGATATATCCCTTGCGCCGCAATCTCCTTTCCAGCGGACGCAGATGGATAGCGGGCTCGCGCGGCACAGAAGGCGATTTCGCGTGTATCCGGTACAAGTGACGGCAAATCTCCTTCTTGATGGATCCCAGTATGCGGCTTACTGCGAATTCTGTGAGCGATCTCTAAATGGTTGGACGTCTTGGTTTCTCATGACCATTGCCGATGAGCGGGGTATCCGGAAAGCGCGGGTGCGCTTTGTGAGCGCTCCTAAGGCTGATCGAATTTCGAATAGGCCGCTGTGGAAGCTGTCCGCAACCCTTGAGAAGCTCAACACCGACTAGCAATTCACTAAGCCAGTTTCAGGGCCCGCTTCGGCGGGCCTTTTCTATTTCAAGGCGTTCAGATGAGTTTTGATCAGGCTGTGAAGGAAGCCTACGCCAGCGCGCCGCAGGACCGAGTGGTGTTCGACACGCTGGAGGTGCTGCATTCGAAGTTCGTGAACGATGAGGGGCTGCCCACGGCGATACGGGTGGTGCTTGGTTACGAGAACATCTCGGCCCGGCTAGAGGGCGATGCCCCTTTGCACGGTGGCCAATACGTGGAGTTCATCAAGGCCGCATTTGGCCTTTCGCTGCCTGGGTTCGAAGAAGATCAGGACCCCCAGATGAAGCTCACGTTGGACGGCGTTGCGCAAGAAGTGATTGCGCACCTGGAGGCAGCCGTCAGTACGCCGAGCGAGCCGATCGTAATGATCTATCGGCCTTTCGTGTCCACGGATCTATCCAAGCCTGGCATGGACCCTCCCATCATGATGGAACTCACGAACGTCAATGTCGCCGGCCTGCGGATCACTGGCACGGCCACGCTGGATGACGTGCATAACGCAGCCTTCCCGGGCCTCAAGTACCTGGCCAGCCGCTTTCCGGGGCTGGTTCGATGAGGGCCGATCAAGTTGCCGAGTACCTGTGGAAGCCGTGGGAGGCGGGTGCTACGGGGCCGGAGGCCTACGATTGCTGGGGATTGCTGCGAGCGGTACGCCTGACCCATTTCGGCGGCGGCATCCCGGCTTGTGTGCTGGGCGATGAGGCGCGCGCCTTACATGCTGAGAAGCTGCGTTCGGGCGAATGGGAAATCGTCTCGACGCCGGCGCATGGCGATGGCGTGCTGATGCGCGAGGGCAGTGAGCCACACGTTGGCATCTACCTGGACATCGATGGCGGTGGCGTGCTGCATGCCATGCGAGGCCGCGGCGTCATCTTCACTCATATGCGCGAACTCCGAATCATGGGGTTCGGGCGATGTCAGTTTTACCGGATCTATGCCTAAAGTTCTCTTCTGCGAAAACCCCTTCCGGCCGCAATTGAGCCGTGAGTTGGTTGCGGTTCGCGCCGGCACGCGCATCGACACGATGCTGAGGGCGCGCGGCGCGGTGACCGGCCGTGGCGAAAAGCTGGTGCGCAACCACGTCTTCGTGGTGCAGGTGAATGGGGAGTACGTGCTGCAAGCGCAATGGGCGCGGCGCATCGGCTCGTCCGACGTCGTTGCGGTCTTCTACCTGCCTGGTGATGGGGGCAATGGCGGCTCAAATCCCATGCGGACGCTGTTGCAGGTGGCTTTGGTCGTGGCTTCCATGTGGGTGCCGGGAGCGATAGGGTTGCAGGCGGGAGCCGCGACGGCGATGTCGGCGGGCATCATGATTGGTGGCAACCTGCTGCTCAATGCTGTGTTGCCACCGCCAACGGCCAATCTCGCTTCCGGCCGGGAGCAGGCCAGTCCGACCTATGGCATTAACGCCCAGGGGAATCGTGCGCGCCTGCTTGAGGCGATCCCCGTGCTGTACGGACGTTTCCGTGTGTATCCCGACTTCGCCGCCGAGCCATACACCGAGCTGGATGGAAACCAGCAATATCTTTACCAGCTCCTGGCTATCAGCCAGGGGGAGATTGAGATAGAGCAGCGGCTTATCGAAGATACCCCGATGGATAACTTCGGTGAGGTGCGGTACGAGGTTATCCCTCCTGGTGGCAAGGTAACGCTTTTCCCGGATAACGTGGTCACGTCCAACGCCGTTCAAGGCTTGGAGCTGAAGGGGCCGAATGAGACCGGCGGCGGTGCGGTCGGACCGTTCGTCGCCAATCCGGCAGATTCACTTGCCAACAGGATTGCCATAGATATCGCCTTCCCGGCAGGTTTGTATCGGGCCGACGACAAGGGGGACTTGGATCCTTTCACCGTGACCTGGGATGTTCAGGCGCAGGCGATCGACAACGCTGGCAGTCCGGTGGGCGAGTGGTTCCTATTGGGCATGGAGTCCTATCGCGCGTCCACGGCTACACCTCAGGCCAAGACCTATCGCTATGACGTGCCCGAGGGGCGCTACCAGGTGCGTGCCCAGCGCACGAGTAACAAGCAGACGGACACCCGGTATGGGAACGTACTGCAATGGTCCGGCATGCGTGCCTATCTGCCGCCGAGGCAGTCCTACGGCAATCTGACCATGCTGGCGGTGGTCATGCGGGCGACCAACAACCTGAACCAGTCGACGGCGCGTCGCGTCAACGTGATCGCAACGCGCAAGCTCAAGAGCTGGAATCCGGTAGATGGTTGGTCGCTTTCCACTAAGGCAACGCGTAATCCCGCCTGGGCGATTGCTGATGCGTGCACGAACAAGGAGTATGGGCGAGGGCTGGCGGACAGCCGCATCAACTTGTACGAGCTCTACCGCTTGGCGCAGGTGTGGGAAAGCCGCGGCGATGAGTTCAATGGTGTGTTCGACACGACCACCACGTTCTGGGATGCGTTGACCAAGATCGCGCGGGTGGGTCGTGCCAAGCCCATGTACTACGCCGGTGTGATCGACATCGTGCGCAATGAGCCGCGCAGTGTGCCGACGGCGATGTTCACGCCCATGAATATCGTGGCCGAGTCGTTTTCCGTGGACTATAAGTTCATGAAATCGGACAGCCCCGATCATGTGGTGGTGTCCTATATCGATGAGGAGACATGGCAGCCAGTGGATGTGCCATGTGTCCTGCCTGGAGGCACGCAGGAACGCCCCTTCACTGTCGAGCTGTTCGGCTGCACCAAACGAAAGCAGGCGTGGCAGGAAGGCATCAGCATGGCCGCAGCCAATCGCGACCAGCGGCGGTTCCCCAATCTCTCCTCTGAGCTGGATGGTCTGCTGCCGAAGTATCTTGATCTGGTGGCCATCACGCACGACGTGCCGAAGTGGGGGCTATCAGGGTTCGTGCGGGGCCACAATCCTTTTGCGCGCATTCTCACGATGTCTGAGCCATTGGAGTGGTGGGCCGGCGAGAACCACTACCTGAGCTTGCGCATGCTGGACGGCACTGTTCGCGGGCCGTTCTTGGTGACGCAGGGAGAGGATGAGTTTTCGGCGGTGTTGGCCAGCGCTCTGCCGGTGGACGTCGAAATTGCCTCCGGTGATACCGAGGAGCCGACGTATTACCAGTTTGGCCCAGGAGAAAAGCGGGCACTCAACACGCTCGCGCTGTCTGCCACGCCGGATGAGAACGGAAGGGTAGCGCTGACGTTCGTCAACTACGCCGACTCGGTGCATACGGCCGAGCTCGGCGGCGATGTGCCGCCACCGCCGCCGCCGTCGCTCCTGCCCAACAAGCCTGGCGCGCCGGTGGTGAACGAGGTGACCGTGTTCGCCACGGCCGTTACCGGCGTTCAGCAGATTTCGTGCACGCCGGCGCGTGGCGCCACGGCCTACGAGTTCCAGGCGAGCAACGATCAGGGCACGACCTGGATGCAGCTGGGTACGGTAGCTGAACCGAGCTTGAAGGCTCAGCTGTCAATGGGCGTCTGGTGGGTTCGGGCGAGAGGCATTGGTACGCTGCCTGGGCCATGGAAGACGTGGCAAGGGCAGATCAGCGCCACCATGCTGCCGCCGCCCAAGCTTACCTCGCTCACTGCGAGCGGCCAGGTGATGGGTATTGACCTGCACTGGGTATGGCCGTCTGGTATCAATCTGCGCGCGATTGAAATCTATCGGTCGTTGACCAATGACTTCACCGCGGCGTCTCCTCTCGGTACGTTCAGCCACCCGCAAACCTCCCATTCGCTCACAGGGTTGCGCAACAGCCAGGAAATGTACTTCTGGGCACGCGTCCGCGATGACGCGGATCAGCCTGGCCCCTGGTATCCCGGTGAGTTAGGCGTGCGGGGGCAATCCACTTCCGATCCGTCCGTACTGCTGAGCTACATGGAGGGCCAGATTGGTGCGGGCCAACTCGCCCCTGGGCTGATTGAGGAAATCAAGGCAGGGGTGACCGATGACGTTCTAGAGGACATCATCGGCGATCTGTCCGGCGACGACGTGCTGGACCAGAAGTGGTTCGCCGGGGATGACGATCGCAGCTTTGTCGGCACCGCTTCGACTACGTCTGTCATCAACGAGGGCGACTACCGCGAGGCCCGGCGCACGACCGCGCTCGCTGCGCAGGTTAACGGCAATCTGGCCGTGATCCGTGAGGACTTGGTTGTCACTGCGAACCTGAGTGCCGTAACGGCGCAGCAGATGCTGGTGCTGAGTGGCCGGGTGGGCACGAACGAGGCGACCTTGCAGGAAACGCGGGGTATCGCGGTCAATGCGCAGGATTCTGCAAATAGCGCTGGCCTGCTGGCCGAGACCACGAAGCTTGCGCTCAGCTCGAACTGGATGCTCAAGGCCCAAGTGCGGCAGGATGGGCGTGTTGTGCAGGCGGGTGTTGCGCTGGGCGCGGCGATTGGCGAGAACGGCCAAAGCCGCAGCGAATTCCTGGTGATGGCTGACACCGTGGCATTTCTCACGTCGTTGAATGGCAGGCTGCATACGCCTTTCGTTTTTGACGTGGTGAATGACACGGCCTATTTCGATACCGCCTACATCAAGAATGGGACGCTCGGTTCGGCGAAGTTCGTCGACAACCTCCAGTCGGACGCTGTGAATCCATGGGGGGTGCCCGTGTTGAACATCAACATGAGAACGGGGTTGATGTCATTCAACGGCACGGAGGCCGACGGCTCGCGTACAGAGGTTTCCAACAAGGGGATGCGCTACTACTACCCAAACGGGCAGCTTGGAGCAAGGTTTGGAGGGGTATAGATGGCGGTTGTCCCTTTAGAAATCTGGGATCAGAACGGCATCCCACTCTTCCAGTTTGGAACGAAGGTGGCTCGCCAATTCGGGAGCTTCGATACCGGCACCGTGGATAGCTACAACAGCATCCCAACCCTTGGACTGCCGAAATCCTGGTACGTATGCTCGGCAATTCATGGTGGCCTCAACCTTCCGATCATCAAGAGAAACGGCGCCGTGATTTCGTGGGAATTTATGGAGAATCCGAATGAAGCGAGGGCTTCCGTTCGCGTCTATTACGGGCTGGAGTGATTATGGCTGACGCCGCGATTGTGCTCTATGACGAGGTGGGAAATCTGATCGTGGATAGCAAGAACGTGAACATGTTTCTGCGCCATATGGGCGTGGGGACCAGCATCACGTTCGCTGCCGCCGAGCCGGTAGTGTTCTTTCGGCCCTTGGGGGAGTTCGGCACGCTTCGGCACTTGCTGATGAATGGCAATGGTACTTACACAGCCGTGTTTGTTGGCGGTCCCTGTGAATACTACGTGTTCGATAGGCCCTGGGTAACCGGTGGGCCGATTGACATCTGGTCGGAGGATGGAAGGCACATTTTCATGAGTACGGTCCGCCCGATGAATGTGTACACCACGTTCACCATCCCGCGGTACTGGAATTCAGATGGGACTGGTGTCGGCTACCGAGACGGCTACACCTATACCGGCTTGCCCAGCCGGAAATGGGCTTACAGCGCCGCGTACAACCGTCGAGGGTATCAATGCTACGCGCAAGCGGGTGGCGGGTGGAGCAGCTTCTTGTGGGGCGAGCACTACTCGGCCAGGGTGAACGGGATCTACTCGCGGATCCAAGACAACCTGGGTACGTATCTCGGTTGGGCGCCGTTGCGCAACAACGTTTTTTATTCAAAGGCCGAAGGGAACGACATTGCAGTAATTGACGTCACCGGCTGGCAATAGGAAGAAACAAGGCATGCAGAAAGAGATTCATGATGTGCTTATCCAGAACTTGGGCAATCGGCTGACGCCTGAGCTCATCAACGGCCTGGCCGCGACAATCCTCAGAATCGTCCGGAACGCGGGCGCGGACGCGATGAAACCGCAAGAGACGGGCGTGCAGGAGGGGCCCAAGGATGCCTGATATCTCGCTCCTCAAAGTGGATCTGACCACGCCACAGCCGGGTGGTAGGCGGGGGGAGTCGCCGCTCATGTCGTTCACCAAGTACAACCATTTGATTGACGTGCTGATGGCTCTGGTTCACGACTCCGGAACGATCGGCGCCGCCGTCAGGTTCGGTGATCTTGAGACAGGGGGGATCGTGCCCGCGGCATCGACTACTCGGGATTGCTTCACTATTCCGAGCCTGATGACCGGTCGCGGGATGTGGCGAGAACTCGTTGCGGGATCGGCGCCCAACGCGCCGGGCGGCGACGGCTACTGGCTGATCGAGATGATTCCCTATTCGGGCAGTGGCGGCCGCGATCTGTGCCTTATGGCTTACCCGCTATATCACTCGGGGAACGTAGGGCCTCGAGTGTGCCGTCGGGAGGCAGGCACCTGGCGCCCCTGGATAGCGACAACGGACACCGTCACGACCTCCGCAAACGGAACCGTATTCAGGACGCCAGGCGGCTGGCAGTCTTGCCAGCATTCCCTGCCCGTGGTGGCCGGTGTGGCGACAATGGTGGAATGGACTTTGCCGGCATCGTTTCTCTCAGGTGAGTTCTGGGCAGATGGCCGGCTGATTGGAGCGGCTGGTTACGATCCGGCTGCGGAAGGTGTGCAGCTGGTGGTGGGCGGGATCGTGTCGAGCTACGTCGCCTTCCGCGTGACTTCTCCCATTTCGACAACGCTGCGTGTCATTGCATCAGGAAGGTACAAATGATCATCAGCCTTTCGCCGCAGATATGCGATCTGCGCGTACCCGACATTGAGCGCGACGGCGATGCGCTGATCATCGACGGAACGCGATTCGACTTCAGCCAGTTGGCAGAAGGGGACGCACTGGCTCGCGAAGCGACGGCTTCGCCATACTTCGCTGGCGAGGTGCGGCGCCAGGATGGTCAGGTGCTTGTGCCCATTCTCTTCCCCATCGATGAACTTGCATCCGACGAGATGCGGTTTCCGGTTCCGTTCGTAGATCCGCCGAATGGGCGGCTTGAACTGCCTCGGGTCAAACCGAGAGAAATACCGACCCAGTGATACGCCCGCTTCAGCGGGCTTTTTTTCGTCCATACGGGAGGCAATCATGCGAACCGTCTACAGGAGCAGTGCAACTATGGAACCGAGTTCTACGGGGCTGGGAGGCCTCGCGGCCTTGAAGGTCGCAATGGCATACGGCATTCCAGCGGCGATTGCCGCGATTCTCGGGCTACTGATCATGCCGCCAAGGACGGCCCGGGAATTCACGGTCCGAACGGTATCGACCGTGGCGTGTTCGTTCCTGTTCGGCCCCGGTTTGGCTGCGGCCGTGATCGCCTGGAAGCCCAGCCTGATGGAGGCTATGACGTGGCTCGCCCAGCACGGGGCCGGCAGTGACGACGCGCTGCTGGCGAAGTTCTATGTCTTGGGTCCGAGCATGTTGATTGCGGGCCTGCCGGCCTGGTGGGTCTTGGGCGCCTACATGCGGTGGATGGCGACGATGCGCCAGAAGGGCCTGCTGGAATGGGTGGCCGAAGCACGCGCAAAGCTCTTTGGTGCGCGGCCTGGTGGGGAGGGCTGATCGTGGACCTGAAGACGATTGTTCGGACGGCGGTTAATCCCGCGCTGGCACTGTTGCCGGCCAAGATGGACACGCCTGCGGCGCGCGTCCAGATGCTGGCTATCGGCCTGCAAGAAAGTCGCTTTGTGGACCGCCGTCAACTGGTCGGAAGCCCGCCGCGGCCGGTTGGTCCCGCCAAGAGCTTCTGGCAAGCGGAGCGGGGCGGCGGCATGGTGCACGGCGTCCGGCTGCATGCGGCAACGAGCGCCGCGGCTGCCCACCTCTACCAGGCCCGAGGCGTGCTCGCGCGCGATGGCGCGATCTGGGACGCCATCGAGCATGACGACGTGCTGGCGGCCGGCCTGGCCCGTCTGCTGTTGTGGAGCGACCCAGGCCGGCTGCCGCTTATGGGTGACATAGAGGGCGCCTGGCGGTTGTATCTGCGCACCTGGCGGCCCGGCGCTTACGACCACGGCACACCCGCCCAGCGCGCAGAGCTTCGCGCCAAGTGGGGCCGCAACTACGCCCAGGCAGTTGCAGAGGTGGCTCCATGACCGCCTTGACGCGCGCGGCCGACGTGCTGGCAGGGTGGAGGGGCTACGCGGTCGTCGCGCTGCTGGTGGCTGGCGTGGTAGGTGGTTCGGCGTGGACGGCTCGCGGCTGGCTGGCCGACGCGTCCGAGGCCAAGGCCGCCTCGGATCGCGACAAGGAGCGGCTGGCCGAAGCCCAAGCCAAAATGACCGCCATCGAGGCGGCACGAGAGGAAGGAAGACGGCGCACCGCCGAAGTGGAGAAAGCCCGAGATGATGCCAAGAAACAAGCCGCTGCCGCGGTTGCTAGTGCTGCTAGCGCTCGTACTGAGCACAACAGGTTGCGCGACCGCGCCGACGCACTGGCTCGCGCCGCAAGCGGCCGAGATCCCGCCGCTGCCGGCGGAAGCCCGCCAGGGGCCGACGGCGTCGACCTGCTCGCCTACATGCTCAGACGCGTTAGCGACCGAGCTACGCAGTTTGCGGACATTGCAGACGGTGCCCGTGTCGCGGGACTGACCTGCGAGCGGATATATGACGCACTGCGTCAATAGTGATGTAACTGAATCGAGAGGTCGGCGAAGCAAACTGCGCAAATAGTCGTGGAGCGAAGGCGTGACAACAATACCCACGCCGCCGTCCCGATATTGTGATAGCGTCACGAAACCCCTATAGCAATTGGTTACATCATATGGGAGAAGGCGATGTTTCGTGCGAGCGATTGGACTAAAGCCGGAGAAGCATGGGAGGGTTGGGGAGAGGTCGCATTCCTCACAGTGGCATATTTGCTTGTCGGCCATCAGGTCTTAGTGGGGGCGGATGCCTATGAGCTGATCCGAATCCTTGTAATTCAGCATGAGCACTCTCAACTCGCTGAGGTCTTGCTTCTTTCAGCAATGGCGTTTCCCGTCGCCTGTATTGTGCTCTTCATCCAGCTGCGCCGCCTACAGCTAGAAACTCGGCGCCGAAGGGCGCTAGACGCGCGCATCACTGAGCTCTTTAAGCGGGTGCGGGATGCGAGGCTCGGCGAAATCAGCCGTAGCAACCCCTAGCGCGGCGCCATCCCCTTGCGCAGCTTGCGCGGCGAGTCCAAGTCTTGGCCCATGTCAGACGTAGCGGATGGTGACACCCGACCCTTAGCTCGATTGTATGCCCAGTGGTACCCTGGGTATGAATCTTGCTGCGCTCAGCAAGAACTCTTGGGGATCGATGTGAATACGGACGAGTTTGTTTCTAAGATGATCGTGACCGCCGGCCCTGAGAATTTGGGATTCGGAGACTGGACGGAGGTGCTCTACGCCTACGCCGCAGTGTTGGAGCGGATAGAAGCGCGGTTGACCGTGGAGGAGACTCACGAACTGGTTGGCGTGGGCGGCCAGTTCTATCGGACTCTCGCGCGTGCTGAAGACTATCGCCGCACGTTTACGCGTCATTCTTCCGCGGAGTGAACCTCGCGGCGATTCAGGTACGCGCCCCGTAATGGGCGCGTGCTTGAGACTTACACCGCATGTAGGCCTGCAAATTGAACGGGGCTCGGCGGCGGTCTTGTCACTTCCTTTTCCTTCGCCCATCCTGCTTCCCACGCATCGACCTTGGCCTGCCAAACTCTGGGTGATTCTCCCGTGTGCCCGGGCATCGCCTGGGCCTTGAGGTAGGGGCAGTCCCAAAGGGGCGATCCTTGGCGGGCGGCGGCTCCTCCCTGCTTTCGGATGTCGTCATACAT